AAGGCCTTTCTAAAACGCCAAACATTTTTTACAAAACGACCAATATCTCTCCTGAAAAAATCATAAAATTTATAGACACGACTTTCGTGCCACATTAATCTCTTTAAGCTTTTTGAAAAACTATCTGCAAAGCTAATATCCATAATAATAAGTATTTAGGATATTATACCTAATTTACTTAACTTTGAACTTAAATCCGGTGATTTTTTCGATTCGGGCTACAGTAACTTCATTATTCTGCATACCATCTGATTTGTCAGTGGTGTTTGCAAATAGGTAAGCATGCCATTCTTTTTTAGATTTAATGTAGATAACTTTCCAGCAATGTGTAGGAACAGCTGTGCCTTTACCAATAGTTTTTGCAACTCCAATATTGCCGCACCATACTTTAACTGAATCTGCAACAGCTGCAGTTTGACGAGTATAGGTCTCTAGCGATTTCCAGTCTCCAGCGTTTAGCGAATGGTATTGTGCTGCCATATTTGAAAAATAGAAACATTCGTCCTGTACAGCTTGACTTTGGCAAAGATTATCTGCAGCTGGCATCATATGACCCCGGTCAGTTCCTGATCCAACAAAATCTGCTGCAATATTAGTTTCATTTGGAAGAAGCGGATCTGGTTTAAATACATCCTTTCTCTTAAGTGGAGTAGGGCAAGTTACCATTGCTTTAGTTGTCCACCATTCTATAATAACAGGGTACTTTAGCGATTTTGAAAAAACTGCTGTGTAGTTTGTATGCTTTAGTCTAACTGTATCAGTAGTAGCAAATTTAATTTGGGTCTGTGCTGATGCTACCGCCGGTAACAAAAATAGCAAAATATAAAATATACGTTTCATAGGAATATTTATTCCCCTGATTTAACTATTTCAATTAGGATGCCAGCTTGACCTGCTGAGATATTATATGTATTAAATCTATTATCATGGATCCAGCCATAATCCTTAAACTTAAATAAGATACAGTCCTTACCCTCAAACCAAACATGAATTGCATTTGTTGCATAATCGATCGACGGCTGAGTGATTACTCCCGCTTTCCAGCTGTCCCTAAATTCTGGTTCAAATTCGCCTGGTGATATTAATATATGCATTCAAGATTATTTAACTCGAAAGTTAATCTTTAATTACTTAAGGGTGCTTTAATTGATGGGTGAGATTTATATCCTTTTACTTTAAATGTAATATCCGGGTCAAACGTATTAATAATTTCATCCAATTCTAGTAAGTGCCAATTTTCATTTCCTGAATTTATTTCTAATTTAGGTAGATAGAAGGCCTCACGATCTTTAACTCTTGGAATACCCCACTGGTCGATTTCTGAATGCGATAGGGTACTAGGATCTCCTCCATTATAGATTTCATTAAACATTTCTTGGGTAACCATCTTGCGTCTTTCGTCTAGACTATATTGATATCCAATTTGCTCGTTTGCTGCGTTTAGGTGATTTAAGTAGAGATGTGTATCACCAAGACTTCCTACTAATTGATCAGGCACCATGTTAACCATCTTTGCAATAATCTCCAATAGCAATCCATATGAGGCAATATTAAAAGGTAAACCTAAGAACGTATCAACTGAACGTTGATTCCACATTAAAGAGATTGATCTTTGTGGAGTTGATTCATGAAAAGCTCTTTCTGTAATAGCAAGATTCTCTAACTCAACATCAGTGTTCTCCATTACCCATTTAATTCTTTCCGCAATAGTTAATTCCTTTGTGTAAACTTGAAATCCATAATGACAAGGTGGAAGAACCATTTGGTCTAATTCACCTACATTCCAAGCATTAACCATTAATCGTCTTGAGTCTGGATTTGTTTTAAGTTCGTTGATTAGGTTTGCGATTTGGTCTATACTTGTTTCATATACTCCAGGTTCAACAATCTTTTCGTCTCGTGTAGTTTTTCTAACCCATTTTCTCCATTGCTTACCATAGATTGGACCTAACTCACCCCATTTCTTAGCAAACTCATCATCGGTTTTGATTTTGTCAATGAATTCTTCCATTGTAAATGGTTCAGTTAATGTTCTATTTTTCTTAGAATTCTCTAATAATTTGGTTTTACCAACATATTCACCTTTATTATATCTTTTAATATAGGCTTGGTAAGCATCACCGTTCCAGATGTTGCAATTATTGTCAACCAGGTACTTAATATTAGTATCTCCTCGTAGGAACCAAATTAACTCAGTAACCATGGTTTTCCATGCCATTTTCTTGGTCGTTAAGAGAGGAAACCCATCTTTCATATTGTGTCGAACTGTGTAACCAAAAATACTTAAGGTTCCAGTACCAGTTCGGTCGCTCTTTTCAGCTCCATGTGTTAGGATTGTCTTAAGCAAATCCGTGTATTGTGTATCTAGCTTGTTCATATTATTTAAATACTTTAATTTTAGCGTCAACTTCTGTTAATTCTGACCAGGTTCCAAGATAGGTTACTGCTCTAACCTTTCTATTGTCAATCCAAACATATTCTTGGTCGTCCTTGATTCTTGGCTTATCCATTACTAATCCATGATAATTAAAACCATTAGTCTTTAACCAATTTTCAGTAACTTCCCGGTCCTTGCCTTCACGAGCAGTAAAAAATGTAATAATATGACCTTCACCATACCATTGATTAATAATTGCTAACGAATCTGGATAAACCTTAGCCGTTGAGTATAAATGAGACTCTTCGTTTTTAATATCTTCGCAGATTGTTCCATCTATATCGATTAAAAAAACTTTAGTCTGCATTAGATCCTATTTTTTTAATTTGATAAGAGTACCCTGAATCAGAGTTTACCTGAAATCTTCTTCTCATTTCCTCTGCTGCTTGCTCAGTTTCAAATTCCATTACTTCACTAGTGCTGTCCAATAATATAACTGGAAGATGCGAAGAGTTTTCATTGGATTTTATCATTTTTACAATTACGTAGCTCATATTTAAAATTTTAAATTAATGTTTATATTATTTGAGGTGTCACTCCAAAATTCATAAGTATCGCCATCTTTAAACTTATTTTGACCACTTGCTATTTCATCTGTAACTTTCTTGGCAGCGGCTTCTTCTATTTTACGTAGATCCGCCCGTAGATCAGCATTAATTTGAGTAAATACTTCATCTTCCCAGCTTGCTGAAATACCGCTATCTGAAACTAATACAGTCTTATCTGAATTAATAACAAACCATTTATATCCAGTCATACAACCAGCTAAAAATAAAAGCCGACTTTCAGGATCTTCTCCATACTTATCGACTAGTCTGTCAAATACTTTAAGTCCAATATCAATTACATCCATTTTGTTTCTGAAGTTTTCTGATTGTATAGCTGTCTAACTAACTTACCTAATTCCATATCATTTGGATTTTCATCAAGTAGATGGGTTTGAATTACTAGAAAATTTCCTTGAAGACTATTCCAAAAAACTCGGCTTGCTTCATTAAGAGCCTCTTCGTCTTTCATATAGGTAATATTACCAGTTTTATCAATTTCAATTAATTTTTCGCCAGCATCATTGATTGTAAAAAGATATTCTGGTTGTACTAATTTAAGTTCGCCAATTGGCTCTAGATTTTCTTGATTTTCCATATTAATAGGTTTAAGATATTTTACTATAGTCAATTACTAAAGTTTATTCATAAAAAAAGCTGCCAGTAATAGCAGCTTTTTCTGAGTTGGAGCTCTAGGTTCCAAAGGAATCCTATTATACTAAGTCCTTAGACTCAATTAGTGTATAGGTAAATGATTTACCATGAACTGCAGCGGCCTTACGGCAAATTACCATAAAAGACTCAAAGTCTGCAGCTTTTTTAAATACTTGACAACCTTCTGACCAGTTTTCAACATAAGTTGAATCTGCACCAGCTTTATGAATATTAATTCCAAAAATTCCTTCTTGGATTTTGTTTTCATCGTATTCCATGTCTTTATCAGCATCACGATATACTTTAACTGGTTTTGCTTGTTTAAGAGCTTCATATTTACCTTGGTGTAAACCTAGGGTATGTGAACCTCTATATTGACCTTCAACTAGTCGTGCAACTCCCGCTGCATTATGGTATTCCATAACTCCCTTTTTACCAGGATCTGTTGTACATGGCCATTGGTGAAATTTCCAAGCACCACCTTCTTTATATGATACAGTAAGCTGATCATCGAAAGCGTTTGTAACCTTCTGGCCAGTTGCAGAATTTCTAACGCCTACGATATTAACATCAAAATCTTTTGCACCTTCAAACCACGCATAGCCTTTTGCTTTAACAGCGGCTTCTATTTGTTCTCTTGTATATGACATAATTATTTAAAAAATTTTTTGATTAGAACCAATTTCTTGGATCAGCTTTCTTTGCAGCTTTTTTCAATTCGTTAGCTGCTCTATTTGCTAAATCTTCTGCTTCTCTTGCTGCTTGTTCAGCTGCACGTTTAGTTTCTTCTGCTACTCGTTGTGCCTCTGCTGCAGTTGCTCTAGCTGCTTCATCTGCTAATCTCTTAGTTTCAGCGGCTTGTCTTTCTAATTCTCTAGCTGCGGCTGCTGCTTGCTCATCGGCAATACGCTTAGCATCTTCAGCTACTTTTCTAGCTTCTTCAGCTGCGGCCTTTGCAATACGATCAGCTTCTTCTGCTGCTCTTTGTGCCTCAGCTGCTGCAACTGCTGCTGCTCTTTGTGCTTCAGCTGCTGCGATCTCAGCTTGTCTATGAGCTTCTTCTGCTGCCTTTTGCGATTCGGCTGCTACTAGTGCAGCGTCTTCTGCTATTTGATTTGTATCAATACTTACACTTAAGTCAACATCAAGACCAACTAAAACTGCTACTTCACCGCTAACTCCGATTGTTGCAACTCCATCTACATAAGTAGCTTCGCCACCTCCACCGATTCCAACTTGTTCTCCAACCGATACTCCTGCACCAGCTGTAACTGAGCCTTCTCTTAAATCAACTGTTCCTTCTCCATCTACTCCTACTGATGTTCCTGCTGATACGCTTCCATTTGCTACTACACCTTCATCACCTGCTCTTACTTCAAGGCTAGCTTCGTTTCCGGTTTTAACATAGGCATCTACTGTACCACTAGCACCAAATCCTTCAGCATTGGCTTGACCTTCTACTGTGATATGAGCTTCAGTTGTATCTGAATAATTTGCTTCTACGTAAACGTTATTTCCATCTAATCCACCTTCAACTGATGCTTCAGTTCCAGTTTTAACAGATACTTCAATACCTATCGAGGCATTTTCATCTCCTGTTGATACTCCTGCAGATGCAGTTGTTGTAGTATCAATTGATGCACCGCCTGAAGTTCCATCTGAATGTACTTCGGCTGAATTGTTGTTCTCAAAATTTGAGTTTGTTTCTGTTGACATAATTTATTTTGTTTTTTATTTTGTTTGTAATTCGCTAACTGCAGCTTCAACATACTTATCTCTTTGTTGTTGAAGATACTCAATTCTATCTAACAGAATTTGTTTATCCTCCTTATCCGTTTGCTGGATATAGGCTTTTTGTTCTTCATATAGCTTTTGCCAATAAGCAACCCGCTCTTCCATCATTTTACCCTGATACCAGATAATTCCTACCATAAGTACTATTGTAAAAGATTGCTCTTTAAGTTTAGAAAAGAACGTATCGGTAAATCCGCCAATTGGTGTTTTAGGTTCTGCCATTATGATTTTATCTTTTTCCTTCATGAACTACCTTTAGTCCATCATTTCTGTCAATATACATGTATTCACATGATACTAAGCCAAATTCGTCAATGTGGTCTAAAACTTCGTCCGCTGAAAATTCAGAACATGAGTAAATATCAAATTGAAAAAACGCTGGATTGGGTTTATCCCAAACGTGAATTGCTGCATGTGATGTAGCTAAGGTAACTGTACCAGTAATACCTTCATTTCCAGGTTCATCTACATAAATTGAAGATGGACCAGCAACAACTACCATTCTTACCTTTTTAACAAGATCAGTTAACCACTGATTTAAAATAGTTTCATCTTTTGGAGGGTTTTGAATATAGCCTCTTACTAAAAGATGAAGATGATTAGGGGTGAACATTTTAAAATCCCTCTAAATTATTTTAATAAATTGTAATATTCGTTAAAGTGTTTAATACGATCATCAAGACCGATTGTTCCACCATTAACTCTTTTGGTTACCGCTGTAACAGTTGCAGTATCTGCGCCTTTATCACAAATTGACCAAAGTTTATTTGAATCAAAAAAGAAAGCTGCAGAAGCTAAAGGATATTTAGTTGCAACTAGATCTGGATTAACAACTGTATCTTCACCAATAAATTTAGCAAAGTTAGTGTAATTTGATTTTCCTGTTAATTGGATATAACCTCTACCACGGAATTTGAAACCTTCTTTAGAAGCTTCATTACCATTACCCATACGATCTGCATAAACTCTTGAAGCAATCTTCTCTGGTTGACGAGCATAAGATTCGTTTAAGTTACCAGGGAAATATTTACCAAAGATTTTTTTAAGACCATCTGCTGAGTAATTAACGTTTTCGCTAACTGCTTTAAATCCGCCACTTTCATGACCACATTGTGATAAGAAGTGAGCTAGACGTAAATTATTAGTAATATTGAATTTAGCAGCTGTATCTGGAATTTGTGCAATAACTGAATCAGGAATATGACCTTTAAGCGCAGCTAATTTAAAAGCAGAAGCTGGGATTGCCACAGCTGGTGCTGCAACTGATTCGCTAATTCCTAATTTTGCAAGTGTAGTAGGGCCAGCAATACCATCAGCAGTAAGACCATTTGCGGTTTGCCATGCTTTTAATTTTGCCTCTGTACCAGGGCCAAACGATCCGTCTGAACCCGCTCCTAATTTTTCTTGAAGTTTTTTAACTAAGTCTCCGGTAGAACCGACTTTAAGTACTGACATTTTGTTAAGATTTATTTTTTAAGGAATAATTCAAAGATGAGTCCAAAAAGTGCAGCAAAAATAATCCACATTGCTTTGTTAATACCGTCTTTCCACTTACTAACTTCATTAAGCATCTCGAATTTTTCGCGCATATTTTTTTCATTGTCTTCTCTAAATTGAGTGTTTTTATTTACTCGAACAATAACTCCTGTTTCGGGATCAAGCAAAAGTTTTTTAATTTGACTAATGTCATCATGCAATTTTTCATGTGATTCCTCAGCTGCCTCAACCTTTTCTTGAATAATCTTTAGTTCACCATTGGGCATATGCTTACGAATATGATCCAGTGCACCAAGGATTTCGTCCATCATTTGGCTAACCCCGGCTGTATTGCTTGTTCTACGTTTAATAGGCTGGTCTCCCATTGAGTTTGTTCTAATTTTTTTATTAAGCGGTTGGTTCTTCTAGTAGTTGAAGACCTTCTTCAGGCTCAACTGCAGGCTGTTCCATATTTGGCATCATAGCCGGTTCAGCTTGAGGCATCATTGGCTCTTCCATTGGTTGTTCTTGAGCAATTGGCATCTCTGGTTGCATAGCTGGCATTGCATCAACAGCAGGTTGATCTTTAGCTACAAACTCATCGAAACTCATAATACGATTGTCCATCATTTCAGTTTTATTTTTTATTATTTATACGCCTGGAAAAAAGAAAAAGGGCCAAGGGGCCCTTTAAAAATTTCAATAGTCGATTAATTAAAAGCCTTGTTCACGACGTAATTGAGCTTCATCGTGATCCATTTGAATTTTAGTCATTCTTTCCATTTCCTCGTCACTAACTGATTTCTTAAATCTAATTCTAGGGTACCAGTAACGATCGTCATCACTGTCAAAGTCTGGATAAGATTGCTCAGTGTCTACTGAATATCCTTGGTCTTCAACCCATTTCATCATGTTAGAAAATTCTTCTGGATGAATATCGCCCCGTACCTGAATAGTAATTTGACCGCTGTTCGCATATGTATCAGAATAGGCTCTAACATTAAATTTATTGCTAAAGTCTACACCTAATTGTTCTGGCGTATAGTCTTCATTTGATTCATTAATGTATTGGCTAAAAGGTTTAATGTGCATTAGTTCTTTATTAATTTTTATTATGCGCCAAAGGCTTTAGTAAAGCCTTGAGGACAAGTTTTTGTACATATTAAATCTGCAATAACCGGTGCGACTGCCGCTCCGATTGCAATACCGACACCAGCTGGTGTTGCCCATAACGCTGCAGAATCTAAACTTTTAGCTAAACAATTTGAAATTACATTTTTTAATATTTCGTGGTCAACACTATCGCTAACACCTGGTATTTGTAAAAATGCCTCTGTCACAATTGCGCTCATTGCCGCTACTGCTGCAGCCTTAGCCGCCATATCTGCAATATAGAGAACAGGCGTTGCCATTAACGATAATGTGGTTGATGTTGCTGCTCCAGCCGGTTGAGCTGGCGTAAATGCTGCAACTACACCTGCAGAGATTGCTGCGGTTATTGCTATATTACATGCGTTTTCATCCGCCCAGTGGTATGCCATTACAGCACCATCTTTTACTACTTCATAACCTTCTTTAACTCCAGACTCTATTTGATTTCCAATATTAATAAGTACTGGTACTACTTCTTCTTCCCATTCTCTACCAGTCACATCTTCAATTCTATGATTTATTTCAGGATGGTCGTGAATATATCGTATTGCTTTGTCGGTAAGTCCCCATGATTCGCATGTTGAACAAGGTGCATCTCCACCAAAGCCATACCATCTTACATTGTTATCTCCGCAATCTGAGCGATGATATACTATTCCGTCTCCGTTTTTGTCTGCCATAATTTCTCTATTAATTTTTATTATTTATCTAAAATAAAAAAGGAGAACTTTTCAGCTCTCCTTTGCGGAAGATGTAGGATTCGAACCTACGGTACCTTGCAGTACAACAGTTTTCAAGACTGCCGCGATCGACCACTCTGCCAATCTTCCAGTGTATATTTTACCAATCTCGCTTAACGTCGTGTTTTGAAAAATTAGGTACAATATTGTACTTTTCTTGGGTTTCAATACCCTGCATTTTTTTTCGTTCGGCTGAATCAGATTCTCTTTTCTCGAGTTTAGCAATCCACAGCTTTTCTTCAGCAGTTCCCCATTTTTTTAATTGGTCCCTAAGTGATAAAGTTTGATCGGTTCGATCAAATTCTCTAGCAAATTCGTCTTTTCCTCGATTTGGTCGTTGTTGATAATCTGCCATATTGTGTATTTTATTTAATTTAGGTTAGCCGGTTTACTATTTTCTCGTGCAACTTATGAAGATCTGTGTTATCATAGATTAGAATCTTTTCATCTCCAACTCGACCTACTGCCTTTAGGCCGCAGCCTTCACAAATAAATCCATCTTGATAGTGTTCGTCCATCAGGCTTCCAAAGATTTGATCTGTATCAATATCGGCTGGAATATCTTCTCCCCACATTTCAGGGGCGCATTTATCACAAAAGTCTGCCATAGTTTAAAATTTACCCCATCCACTGCGGTGACGATTTTCTTCAGCTATCTTAAAGCCTAATAGAATCTCTTTGCAGATTTTTTTAATCTTATTAATTATATTCTTCATAGTAAGTGTGGTTTTGCTTCTGTTTGACCAGCATTAGTTATTTGTACCCATTTTGGGTGGTATTTTGCAAGAGAGTCAGCTCCAGCATAGGACAGAGCAGATTTAACTCCATCAATAAGGCCCTCTACTATAAATTTAACTCCGCCTTTGTATGGAATAATTGTTGATTCGCCTTCAACATTTCGTTGAGCTTGACCATGAACGGTTTTAGTTTCTAAAGAAGCTGCGCCTCTATATCTCTTATACAAACCAGTTGACTTTTCAACAATTTGACCAGGACTCTCATGTGTTCCAGCTAAGAGTGAACCTAGCATTACTGAACTTGCTCCTAGTGCTAGGGCTTTTGCAATATCGCCGCTTGTTTTAATTCCGCCATCTGCCATTACTGGAGTTTTTGCAACTGAAACAATATCACTGATACAGGTTACGTTTGGAATACCAAAGCCAGTCTTAATTCTGGTTGTGCAAAGAGAACCTCCACCAATTCCAACTCGTAAGCCGTCTGCTCCCCATGATTCTAAGTCTTGAGCTGCCTCGGCCGTTGCAATATTTCCTGCAATAATATCAACGTGTTCAGGTAAATTTGCCTTACACCATTCGATCATGACCTTTACATTTATGTGATGGCCGTGTGCAACATCAATTAAGAGGATATTTGCGCCTGCTTCAACTAGGGCCTTTGCTCTATCCATATCACTTGCCATTACACCAATTGCCGCCATAATTGGAACCTGTTTAATTTCAGCGTGCCAATCATCATACATAATTCCCCAATCTTCATATGGACCGCCGAATCCATCACCATATATTTTATAGCTCAACAATTTAACCTGATTGGCCTGCTCTTCAATTGACATAAATCTGTGAATACAGCCAACTCCGCCTAGGAGAAATAGCCTAAATGCCATTTCTAATTCGCATACCGTATCCATCGGTGAAGCAACTAGAGGTCGCATCAAGCCATATCGACGGCTCACTAGTGTATCTAATTTAATAGTTTGACGACTTGATACTTCAGAATAACCTGGTACCAATTGGATATCATCATATGTAAGAGCAGTCTTATTCATTATCTGTAAATTTAACAAAGGTTATTTCATTAGTAATAGGGTCCCAATCGAATGTTACCGGTTTATTAACATATTCATAGTATTCATTTAGGATTGATACATTAAACCAGTGAGTGGTTCCATCAAACTTATAACCAGATCCACCGTGAATATGTCCACATACATGAATTTTAGGTTTAACTTTAGATTGATCGATATGATTTCTCAATAGTGGACAACCTAAATTTGGTTCGTTATATGGAGGACCGCTTGTATCTAAATGACCTTGAGCTGGCCCGTGTGTAACTAAAATATCAGTATTAGTTGGAATTGCAGCCCATTTAGCAGCTAACTCTTCTCCTTGACGAGGAAGATTGAATGCCCAATTGTGAAATTCTGGTTGCCAAGGACTACCGTAGATTTTAGCTGTTTCATTATCATCTCCGACTTCAATTGTACTATCTTGCAAATAATCAATCCACTTATAAGAATTAACAATTTCCATTGATTTCTCTGGAAAATCTTCAAACATGCGGTCATGATTACCTGCAATAAAAATTTTATGGTCATATTGATCTAGTCCATCAAACCATTTACAGAAACTGGTAATATCACCAGGATTACGTCCTGAATTCATGATATCTCCAGCATGGATTAGTAAGTCTCCACCCGGTAAATCATTGGTTACCTCATGGTGTTTTGTGTGCGTGTCAGAAATTAACGTTATTCTCATCCTATAGTTTATTTGTGTTGATTAATACTATTATACAAAAAAAGAGCAGTGATTAGCTGCTCTTTCTTATACATTCTATATTTAATTAGATTATCCCAATTCATAAAATTTTTCAAGAGCAGCTTGTATTCTGTCCGATATTGATGGATCAGCGGTTTCAGCGATATCTGCAATTAGTGCAATACCATTTACAATACTATCATAACCTGGAAGATATGTAACATTTTTATCCTTTTTGTACATACTTAATACATCAATTAGGGTATCTTCAATAAAACCTGCAATGGCTTCAACATTGACATTCATTGGATCCTCTCCATCTGGAGAAATAATTTCAGCATACTGTCTAACCTCTTCGCCAATCTCTGCAATTTCTTCAGCGTGCGATTTGTTATCTTGGTAAACGTCTTTCTTTTTAGTTTTAGTAACAAGATCCTTTGGAACTCTAACAATCCTTTTGCTAGAATCCAATAGTTCAATTTTAATAAAGTCATCATCCATATCAATTACTTGGCCAGGTCCTCTATAACTAGTTACATAGTCACCAGGCTCAATATCAGGATTTTCCTCGTTTTTCTGAAACTCTGCTTCAGGATCTTTCATAAATTTATCAAGATCAAAATCTTCGTATAGCTTAATATATTTCATTGTACTTAATAATAAGTTCTCCAAGAACTTCGATTTTTCCAACTAACTTTTGAAAGTCAGTTTGCTTAATTTTAACAGTGTCTTTAGTTGAGGCAAGTTCATCAATTAAAGTATTGTATTCTTTTATTGCAGAGTCGCGATCTTCAACCGTCCAGCCCTTTTTTGCTTTTTTGTAATATGGTAACTTAACAACAAAGTGGTTATACGTTAACATTGCGTTACCGCCGCGTTCCTTTGCATTTTCTGCAATTTTAGTTGCTCCCATTAATCGGGACTCGTCAAACTCAATAAATTTCTTTTTGAGATTGTCAGTAGGTGCTTTAGCCTCATTGATAAATTCGCTAAACTGTTTAACTTGATTCTTCATAAGGTTATTTATCTAAACGAAAAAAGGACTGAATTGCTTCAGTCCTGTGGTACCCTCTGAGAGACTCGAACTCTCACACCCTGCGGCACTAGATCCTAAGTCTAGCGTGTCTACCAATTCCACCAAAAGGGCTTGGATTTATTACTTACTTAGATACTTTTCAACGGCAGCGATGCGATCGTCTGCATCTACTAACATTGTAATAGCTTCTTCAGCATTTTTATAGAAATCTCCAGTCGAATGGTCGCCAATTCCTACTGCATGATTACTTAATAGTTCAAGAGTTAAAAGAGCCCTTTGTCTATCTGCTTCAGCTGCGGATTTCAGCATATTTGCTAAATGTGCTTTCATTGTATTGATTTTAATTTATTATACTAATGTTTCTTATACTTTACAATTTTAATCTGAACAGTATCACCTACTCGCATTGCCTTTCGCATAGTATAGGTTGTTCCACAGTCAGTTTTGACTCTCCATTCAGGATCAAGCTGTAATGTATGCTTTTGTCCAATTTGGAAGTATTCAACTTCCGTTATAACACAATCCTTTTCAATAACTTCAGCAACCTTAGGCGATTCACAGCCAAGTGCAGCTAGTGTAAAAATTGTTCCAATTATAAAATATACTTTTTTCATATTTAAATTTTGTGGTAGTCCCGCCAAGAATCGAACTTGGATCCACTGCTTAGAAGGCAGTTGTTCTATCCGTTGAACTACAGGACCGCGTTTTATTATTCTTTATCTAATTCCTTGTATAACTTATCGCTGTACAAATTAACTAAAATAAAAAGGGTCCACCATCTGACATCAATCACATCTAGGATTGTTTTATCAAATGCGGCAAAGCATAATACAACCATTAATAACAAGTTGATAATTAACTGTGCCCAAACAAAAAACTTACTGATCTTCTTCATAATTATAATATACCTATTTTTTATAAAAATATCCGTGAGTATTCCAGCCTAAATCGCAGTTAACATCTTTTTCTACTCTTCTTAAATACTTTATTCTTTTTTCTTGAGATACAAAAGGTACGCTCCAAAATTGTCTGGTTTTTGTTTTAAACCAACCAAAGACAAATGAATAAACTCCCATAACTAATCTTAGTTTAACAGAGTTTAAATATAGGGTTTGAACTGGTAGTGCCGGAGCTCCATGTGTTAAATAAGTTCTAACTTTTTTATCACTTAATAGTGGCTTTGGATAGCCGTATAATTTAGTTAAGGGTACAAAGTTATATGCAAATCCTGGTGTAAATACTTCATCGAAGAAAGTTTCCATTCTTGGAGTTAATCTAAACCACCATACCGGAGAAATAATATAAATTCGGTCTGACCATGTTACCGCTTCTTTATATGATTGTATCAAATCGGTTCTTGGTCTTGCGTAATCGTCATTGTACAGATCTAATACTTTGACAGATTCATTGTTTTTAATTAGGGTATTTTCAATTGTTTTAAAAATTCCATTATAGCAAAAAGATTTGCGGTTAGGGTGCGCTATTATTATTAAATTATTCATTTTACTTTAATTGGTTCTTGTTTATAAATTCCATATGCTTTTCCGTTTGCGGCTGAGGTGTTTCTTTAGAATTTCCCAAATCAGTACTATTATTTGTATCAGTTTTCTCATCAGTTAGCTTCTTTTTATATTGATACCAAGATGGATTCGGTAATCCGCTATAGTGATCCCAAAGATCCTCTTCTATTAAATCAACTTTACTCATTTAACAATTTTATTAAAAACTATATTTGTCGGGATGGCAAGATTCGAACTTGCGACCTCCTGCTCCCAAAGCAGGCGCGATAACCGAGCTACGCTACATCCCGAGTAGCTAAGACTAATATACTAATTAACTAGTAATTAGCGTATTCTCTGTTTGTGACTTTGAACCTGTCAATCCTAATTTTTTATCAAGTCTTGAATCAGTGTAGGATTTGCACTCTAATTCGACTCTCTTTAATTCTAACTCTAAATCTGTTCTCCATATTTGAAGATCTTGTTGAAAATTTCGATTCATTTGATCGATTCCTTGGTGCAGATTTTCAATCTGCTTTGCTTGTCTGTTAACCTTAAGCAAACCAATAACAACTACTACTGCAAATGCAATAGCAACCATCGTTAGCATACCTAAAGCGAATGAAGTTAATTCCATTGTTTTTAGATTATTTTGTGTCTTAGCTACAATGGTCTTATACTACTAAATAAGAAATGGATTAATCGAGATGAAAATAGATCTCAGCCAGTGGATAGAGTTTTTCACTGGGGCTTTTAACTGTTAACTGCGGTCGATAAACTCTAGTGTTGGTTTTCCTATGAGTTTTTGCCATCCAAATAGTTACAAACTCTTTGACAGTGTCTTCTACCTCTTCACCTCTAGAATTTACCATAGTAAAACTTTTGCCGATATAGGTATCGTCAATGGTAATTGGTGATTTTAGTAGTATAGACATAATAACAGTTGTTAATTTTAGTTATTTAACAACAAGTCCACTATAAGTTTTTAAAAATGTGAGATTTCTTTAAAAATAACATTAAATTAATCTGGCAGGTCCAATGCAAGGGCTTGCATAAAATTTGGATTTGCCTTGATTTCGCTAATTGCAGCAACTAATTCATTTTTAGACATGCCGAAGAGGGAACATCGATCCTTAATACATTTTTCTTCTTTGGTACCATAATTTTCCCAGACATCATAAAAATATCCAAGCGCATGGTCCCAGCCGTATATGATAGTTTGTCCACTATCCAGTTTTTTGGTGTATCTGCTCATTACCTCTTTGATTTAATTGCATTAAGAATAATATTAGTTATCCTATTCAAGCGCCATTCACTTTTTTGTTCTTTGATTGTTAAAGGCTCAGTATTATTATGAACATTTACTTGGCTATTGTATTGATACTTAAATGCATCAAAATATACTTGGTGCAAATGAGTTGGAATAGTACTAAAATCTGCAGTACACTCAATTGGTAAATGAGTCCCGCTGCCAGCAATCTTAATACTACTCTTAATAGTAACTTTACCTGAACCTTGCATGGTCAAGTGACTTGAATCTGTATTAATTGTTAGCGTGCTCATAATCTGATACTTTAAGACCCCATTGCATATCAACCCAGCTCATATTGATCTCAGCCTGCTTTTTGGTTGTATATCTATTGTTTTTACGTAAGTAGTCAACACCCCATTCCATCCATTGATTTCGCTGTTCCATTGTCATAGTCCAATCCCAAAACCAATTGTCTTTGCGCTCAACGATATCTGCGTATTTAACTTCATGACCGGCTAGCTCAAACATTTTATCAATGAGAACCTGTGCTACTTCTTCTGGAGATTTCTTCTTTGCCATATTATAGAGCTTGAATTTGAGCTAGGGTTGCGGTTACTTCAGCTTCACATAAATAACCTAATACATCACTAGTAATTGGAGTATCATAGGTAATATCTCCGTCTTGTCCAAATACTGCCAATTCGTATAGCCCGTTTTTTCCACCATACGAATACGGGCTTTTAACTATACTTGCGCCAAATCCATTACTAAATTTGATTTTGGCATGCACGCCACCCTCATGGTTTGGGTGATCTTTAAATTCTAAATCTTCAAATGTTTTCATTTCTTAAAAATTAAAAGGTTCGCCATTTACTGTAACTGCAACAATATCCTTGTAGTTAGATAGACTTTGAATATATTTCTTGGGACTCTTAATCTTATCGTAAACTAAGGTTTGTCCAGTGTTAAGTGTAATTGAAATTTCAGACCCACCTGGAGTCAAGCTTAAATTATTTGTTCTGAATTGATCAGATACCTTTACCGTTCTACTTACTTGCATATATCGTTTTAAATTTGCTGGATTCATATTAAATTATTGGCCGCAACCACAGTCTGCATCCTCTGATAGAGGACCCTCGATTGGTGGTGCACTTGGTTTATAGAATGCTTGATTACGCTCCCACAACTGGTCATCTGTAATATCGAGTTGACCCTCTTCGTCGATAAATCTTAGAGTCCATCCACCATCGCCATACTTTTGGTTAAGCTCATCTATTCGGTCAGGCTTGTTATCAACTAAATCTCCTTTTGCAAAGAGATAACTTGAACAAATGTGAGAATAGAGAACTTCTCCTTCTTCGGTTACTACTAAAAATTGGGCGTCTTCTACTTGTCTAACGCCAGGATAAATGTATAGATTCATATAATTAGCTTGAATATGCGATTCCCCAAATAATTCCACCTAACCAAAGAGCTATGATCAAATATATGATCGCATCCTTTCTATTAAATGTGTTTTTCATAATAATATTATACCCAATTATTTTGTTAATGGCTGTCACCAACTTCCCAGTTTTCTGCATATATTAAGTAGTCTGGATTAATTACCTTTGCAACTTTATGACGATCACCGGTGTGGTGTTTTACAACAACTCCTTCGTGTGGCACTTTAGTTCCAGGGATAAAATTCTTAAAGACATACATATCTTCAATTTCTTTATTCCACTCTCCAACATATAACACATCAACATAAGGTAAATCCATTTCAATTCCAACAAAATTAAAAGATTCATCAGTTGAACAGTATTTGCCATTGATTTCCAAGTCAAACCCTGCAAATTCAATTTCCTTTAGTCCATAATCATAGTTCTTTTGAATACCTGCTCCATAAATTTCGCCGTATAAAACTACGCCTATACCAATACCGTCTGGGAATCTTTCGGTGTCCTTGGCAAACTTCCATAAAACTTCCTTAATGTTATATTTATCGGCAACATCATACCACACATTAGTATCATAGAAACCCTGAGAGTCAGAACCCTTTTCAACATTGTGTGAACCTGCTACAAATTCATAATCGACCCATTTAACACCAAATAATTTCTTTACTTTATCAAATAAGGAAAGTTTGTTTTTCTTTACAATACCGTATCTTGCATTAGTACCATGGATCTTACGAGAAATCTCAACCCAATCTTCTTCGGTAAACATTCCTGGTACATTTTTTGCATTTGGAAATTTATAGTAGATATGAAAGTTTGGATTTTCGGAATACCTAATCTTTTTACCGCTAGCCAATTGAACCTGTTTAACTGGAGGTTCGTATTTCCAAATATCCATTGCATACATCATGTCCTTACCTTCATAGTAGTTTTCCATGAATGGAATATGCTTTAACGGAATCACTAGACATTCAGAATAAACACCACGTAATTTTACAGTACGGACCCTACCACCTTTTCTAAGATAGTTTGTAACATTAAGTTCATCAGAAAGCTTAATTGGAATTACTGCATCGGTTGTTGCAGTAACTACCCAATCATCAACTTTATATTGACCTTTTTGCACAATGCAGTTCCATCCACCAACTACAGCTAATTCAATTTTATCAGCACCTTCAATTGGTTTAATTTCCTTAACTGTTGCAACAAAGCACACTGAATTATTATTTTCCATTTTTGTGTTCGTTTATAAATTTTTTAAGATCTTCTTTTTTCTCATCATTGAATACATCTTCCATTTTAATTTCTTTTACTGGAAGTAGTTGTAATTCAAATCTATTTTTCATTTGTTCCAACTTATCATCGGGTACGCCATGTAAATTTTTACCGCCATGACGATTTTCAACTATTAGAGAAAATACTTGATATCCAAGTTCTTCAGCCAAATCAAAGTAGGCTGACATTTCCCAAGCTTGAGTAAAGGTATTTGATACTACAATAATAGGTTCGCCAGCTTTCATTTCTGCCATTACTGAATGACGACACCAAGCATGAGCTTCACTCAATTTAGTTGCATCAAAGTTATAATTAGAATCCTTATCTACAAAGAACATATCTGCTTCATAGTGCCTGCCGCCTAATTCTTTGGCTAGGGTTGATTTACCACTTCCTGGTAATCCTCTAAGTAAGTATAGTTTCATATTTTTTAAAGTGTGTAATATTGTTGCAGGTCTTCTCGTATTTTAACTGTGCCGTCTGGTAAAAATCGAACCACTGCCTCATGTATTTTAGGAGAGTCTTCATTTTCAAATCTACCATCCATTTCATATAGAACATAGATAGTTTGACCTTCAGCGACTGCCGCTTGAATAAGTGCATCTTTGCTAAGGGTAAGATCAATATCTCCCCACCAAAGTTTTCCAGCGTCAGTGCATACGTTTGCATTAAATATTGCAAAGTTGTTTGGGTTGCGATCTCGATAACCGCTCTTGCTTGCCGAAATCATTCGACCCGAAAAGCCTAGTGCTTCATTTAATAAATTTTCCATCTTTATTGTGTATAGAGTTATTATACTAAAAAGAATTGAGTTAGAGCCTCTCTGTTCTTATTTTAGTCTAAAGATTCGCCGCAACTAGGGCAAAACTTCCAACTAGATTTTTTGATACGTGAGCCGCATCCGCCACAGTAGTTACGTATCTCAGCAACTTCTAATGGTTTTTTTGAAAGTGGTAGGAGTTTTATAATTAAAGTTTCGTTAACCCACCAATTATAAGATCCGTTTTCTTCAGAGAATTTTTGTTTTGAATTAGAACCCTTTTCAATTCTACCTGTTTCAATTGATCCAGCTACTGGCATTGAAACATTGTTGAGAGTGGTTCCACCATAACTTAAATTACCTACTGCACTTGAGCTAGTATAACTTATACCTGAGCCAAGCGAACCTGTACTGGTTCCTGTACAATAGATACTTGGAGTATTAGTAGTTATAGTTGTTCCAGCCCAATTATTTGAATTAATTGTCATTGAATTACCATACCAGTAATTTCCTCTTAAGTTCAGCTCATAGAAAAATTCAACTTTAACTTGTCCATTTTTAGCAATAGCTTCTTTGGATTCTGTAGAGTCTTCAACTTCATATGTTTCAAACTTAAATTTTTTAGCAACATCAAGATAACGCTCAAGGTAAATTCTTTGGCCGGGTCTAATAACTAGACCAGCTTGAGAAATCTCTTTACTGTTAATTGAAATTTTTGCTAGTACTTTGAACTGATGGGGATTAAAAATTTCCAGTTCAAATTGTTGTCCGTCATTTAGGTAGACAGAGTCTTCGTATTGTTTAATACGGTTTTTGTTGCTGGTGATATTCACCGAACAACGCTTTTGTTCTTGTAGTGTATACATTTTAGATTTATATTTTTGCTTACCTCTTTATGACCATGCGATCATTCAAGGGCTATTAACCCGAGGCGAACAAGGAGAGGCTCTAATCTCTCTTCTTCAATATTATTTACTTCTTATTTTTAAAAAGTTTCACAGTTCGGATTAGCTGGGCACAGGTTTCTACAACTGCAAGACACAGCGAAACTCTAATAGCCCAATAAATTGACCAGTGTACATTTTCCAAGTGGTCTAGCGCAATAGTACATAGAGTTACTAGTGAGATTGGAAAAATAAAATTTACCACCACCATTACATAGAATATAAGGTTTAGGATTGAGTGCAGTTTTTCTTTAGAGTTTTCTTTCATTAAAATAGTATTTTGATTGTAATGACAATTATTGCAATAACTGCACCAGTAAATAATACGGCTGTCACTATTGATTCATTGCCTTCAACTTGTTTTTTGCTACGACCTTGATATTCGTTCGGATCCCAGTTTTCCATGTTGCTTTATTTTATTTAACTATACGTCTAGCGTAATCGTTAACCATTGGTCTACCTGTATTATAACAGCCAACCGCCAATGGCCAACTATCATATCTTTTATACAGATATGCCAAAAGTTTCATTGAAATTTGAACATTTAGTTCAAGGTTATTTAGTAATTGTTTCTTGGTTATCGGCTCATCCCAAATAAAATTTGCAGTTGGTACCTGTATCTGCATTGCACCATACGCTGCAGCAGATGAAGTTAGCTTTGGATTGTATTTCCAATCAAATGGACCATGGTAACCTGTTTCTTCCCTTGCCACTCCCATTGCAATATGGAATGGAACATTATATTCATCTGAATATTTCTCTAGATAATAATAAAGAGCTAAACTTGGCGGTGACTTCTCATTGATTGTTCCGCTGCTTAGCTCTTTAGTTGGTTCAGTATTAAATAGTCTCCAAAGAAAACCAAATGCTAATATTCCAGCCAATACAATGAGAGTTTTAAATGAATTTACTCCCATAATTTTAATTTTAGTGGCCAGTAGCATTTACATATGCTTTTTGTGCATATATGTTAAAAATAACACGTCCGATTGAGTCTGAGTAAATTGTATAAACTCCAGTCTTTCTATCGATAATCAATAGCTCTTCCTTTTCATTTACTGCAATCGACGTACTTTTAAGAGATCTAGCTTCTCTCCAAGCTTCACCTTTAACTTTGTTTAAGGCTAATTCGTAATAATAACCAATACAAAATCCTGCGATTAGTGCACTGGCTAAAACTGCAACTGTTCCAATTCTTTTAAGAAGGGCTGTTGCTTTTTCTGTTAGGTGTTGGGCGAAGTTTTTTTGATTTTCCATTCTTTATTTGTTTAGGTGTATCTTTAGTCAATATACCTAGATTATAGTCAGTTTGGTCTTTGTACAATTCCCTAGCCTCAGCTAACAGAACTGGATATGACTGGTCAATTCCTGGAAAATCTCTATCTAAATCTTCAAGAATTTTACCTAAAAGTTGAAGCCTAACGATTGCATAATTTAAGTTATGCTTTAGACCCCATATATGTAAAACATTATTAAATTTCTGTTTAACTGTATCAAGAGGTTCGGTGTGAATCCAACCTTCCATTTCTGGATCTAGGTGGGTCACATTAATCTTTTTGCCAGGAATCCAGTCTGATTTAAGATAAGTTTCAATATTAATTCCTCGGGCTTCAGCTAAATTAGACAATAGGTATTGTTCTATAAAAATCTGATCGCCTGCTCCAATAATAGGTTTCCACTTATCGCTATTTTCAACGATCATTTCTGCATGATACATCCACTCATGGATAAATTCGCTAGCTCCATTACAATACAGCATTGCCGTGTTAACTGCTCTAGGCGACCATTTTTCAACTGGACTCTCTAACTCTGCAACTTTGTATAGGTCATCGCCATTTACATAACCAACTTCTGGATATTTGTCAGCATCGGTTATTTCACCATGGAAAGTTAATATTTGTGCATCAATATTAAAAAAATCTCTAGATTTAATATAGAGATCGGTATCGATCATGCAAAATTTATTAAAGTCTAGTGAAACGTGTTTTGCAATTAGCATTTTAGGATATGCCCAAAATCTATCATCACTTCGCATTAACACCTGTTCATGGTGGATAGTATCAACAAACGAATAGGCATTGTGCAGACCATAGTGAAATAGCTGAGCCTCTCGTTCGGGACTAATATAGAGACCAATTGGGCCAAAGTTTTTTCTCCAATACAGAGCTGACGTTAATTGACATAGTAAATTAACTGATTTAAATATTCCTTCATCTACATCTCCTGAGTAGAATGCATGTACTCCTAATATAGGTTCATTCATAATTTATTAAGCTAATAGCTCATTAATTTTTTCAATAATATCTGCTTGGGATTTTACGCCAACCGATTGGTGTACAGTTTCGCCTGCCTTTAAGTATACCAGGGCAGGAATTGATCTAATTCCATGTAGGGCTGCTGTATCTGGATCTTCATCCGCATTTACTTTAGTGATTTCAACTAAATCGTTTTCGTTAAACTGTTCAGCTACTTTTTCCATAACTGGACCAAATGTTCTACATGGTCCACACCATGGCGCTGAGAAATAAATTACATTAATCATCGTTTTCTTTATTTTATTTTACTCTTAAAACCTGTTTGGATTTTTCTTCTATCCATTCAAACTTTCTATATTTAAAATCCTTCCACTCTTCAAAATCATCTAGCATATCGATAACTTCGGTTGGAATCAGGACAAATCCGTCTGGCGTAGTGCCAGCAAATTTATAATAATTAGTGTCCTTTAATTTTTCTTTGACTAGTGGATTTTCAACCGGTTCATCATATAAACCAGCCTCTTGGTCTAATCGCATCATTTCAGCAAGGATTTTTCCTCGCTCTTCTTTAGTAAGCTCCTCTGACATTTAGTTGAGGTTATTTTTGGTACCGACGGCCGGAATCGAACCGGCACGGGCATTACTGCCCAAGAGATTTTAAGTCTCTCATGTCTACCTGTTTCATCACGTCGGCATAACTAAGTTATTATACTACGTTTGTTAACTGGGTTATCTTCCTTAGATAAATATTTATAGAAATAACTAATTATTAATGGGACAAAACATTAGAGACTTTAAGTCATGGCAAAGATTAAATGAAGACACTTCATTTTTAGGATGGATTGGCGATCTTGCAACATCGGCATTTACCGGAAAGGCAGTTGAGCCTGCACCAAGTTCAGTAACTTCAATTGCAGAACCTGGATCAACCGCAGCTGCAGTTATAGATAAGACTGCTTCTGCCCTAGGTATAAAGACTGATACTAAAGCTGATGATAAAGAAAAATCTAAATCAGATTCTGCTAAGTCGTCTACTAAATTTAAAAAGTTTGACAAGAAAATTCCAGCAGAAAACGTCTTAGCGCTTGAGGCTGCAATGGAAAGACATGGAATTACAAATGACTTTGCAAGAAAAGCAATTCTTGGTGTAATTTCAAAAGAAAGTTCAAACTTAACTCCAGAAGGGGACTATAGTAATACTTCAAATTCAAGAATCAGAGAAGTATATGGTGCAAGAGTAGCAGATCTTTCCGATAGTCAACTTACTGCACTAAAAGAAGAGCCTACTAAATTTTGGGATAGAGTATATGGAGTAGACGATCCAACTGGTCGTGGTGTAAAATACGGCAATACTCAACCTGGCGATGGGGCTAGATATAGAGGTCGTGGATTTAACCAAATAACATTTAAGGCTAACTATAAAAAACTGCAAGACCTATTTGATAAAATGGGTAAGCTTAAAGCTGGTACTGAAATTAATATTGTTGAGGAACCTGAATTACTAGAAGATCCAAATATTGCAGCTGAATTTGCAATGTTGTACTTTATTAATAGTTTTAAAGGAAAGGGTAAAGACCTAAACTCCTACAATAATTTAGAATCTGCTGTTACTGACTATGTTCAAGCCAATGCTGGATGGGGTACAGATATTCGTGCCGGCCATAGTGCAAGAGGTTATGCAAGAGCACTAGACTATGCATCAACTATTGCATAACTTATAATAAACTAGATAAACACAGAAAGCCGCTAATTGCGGCTTTTTCTTTTTAGTAGCGGGGGCCAGACTCGAACTGACGACCTTTGGGTTATGAGCCCAACGAGCTACCGGCTGCTCTACCCCGCGATATAATATTTTCAAGATGTGATTGTTGGAAAGTAAAAAAACGCTGAGATTATACGTTTTAACGTTAGATCTTTACATAGGATTATTGTTTCCCTACTTATCCAGAGACTTTTGATCTCTATTCTAACAGTGCCGGTTTTTTAGGTGTACCACTCCTTGAGCTGCGGGTTTGAACTACTCTCCTCATATTATATCTACCAGAATCTGCCGATCCCGTTAACCCTTGCGAGGCTATAGATTTTTCTGAGAACTCGTATTGGACTTGCGATCCTCTACGGCAACTGACAACCAGTTACTAGGTAGGCACCTTTCGTTCGCAGCTGACGAGCGCTTAAGCTTTGTTTTTTGGGTTGGATTAGTTATTCACCAATAGAACTTTATTCCAAAGTTTTTGACTCTGTGGATTATGAAAGTAGTGGCTCGTCATTAGGCCAACCCCGATTTTGTCAGGGTCGATACTTAACTACTCTCTGAGATATCCCTACCTCAATTTTTCCGGATTCCTCTTAACTGCAGCCTTGGTAGACTGATGATAAGGTTAGTAACAGCACCGTCTGTACACCAACTTGTCTTTCGACTTTAAGGTTCCCATTAAATTGGAGTTCGCAATCATGGAGTCGGATGAGTCCACTCCTTGCAAATATCCTACAGGTTAATCTTATTGAGGTTCCCCTCTCAACTAAACGACCCACATCGCCTAGTCAGCATTCCATTTCTCCTACAGTGTTACCCTCAGATACTCAGGACTTCTGATATCCTGCTTGCCTACTTGAGTTCCTTGCGAAACCGCAGAGCCGATAAGTCTTATAGCTCCACTTTATATCTGTTTCCAGATTTATTTAACGATCATAGGCGACCGTGTTGCAACCTAGCAAGCTAGGCTACATATATCAATAAAATTCAAAGAACTTATTTTGTGTTTACTTATTTATTATACCTACTTTATTCTATATCGGTTTAATAAAAGTAAAAAAAAAATTAAGGGTTTGAAAAGAGATCCGAAAAAATTTTCGCTGAAAGATTGTTGTGTTTTGACTTGCCCATTTTTGAATTACTTGAATCTTGAACTTTGAATTCAGTGTCTTCGTCTTAACATCGATTGGATAGCTAGTATGTAAGAAATAGCTTGTGGCCATTTGTTGCTACCGATCCCCCTTCACTCTTTTCTCTCCCCTATATTTTAAATTTTGGTTTTTGCATTGTGAGCTTCTAACTCCTCTTGCAACATCTCGATTTGAGACTCCAATTTTTCAATCCACTGGTCTTTCTCAACAATTGAGATTTGTGTAGTGTATTTTACTGGAGCATCCATTCGATATGATTGGTGCATTCCTTCTTTGCAATCCAAACTTTTCAATTTAGAAACCAAAGATTTTAGTTCAGCCAATTTAAAGATTTTATCATAAACCTTTGAGTTAGCTTTGTGAATAGCTGTTTTTAGGGCAACTAATTCATCAACCGACGCCATTGCTTTTTCCAACGCTTCTCTTGCATCATAAGGACGTGTAGTTCCTTCTTGAATCGAGTTGTACGCCGAAACATGCGAAATGTACTCATTAGTTTTTGAAACTAATTTGTTTTTCTGTTTAAGTGCTTTTGTGATATTCATGTTTTATTGTATTACTTAGTTAATAATAGTTTTTAATATACCTAAAAACTTTTTGAGCGAATAGACAGAATCGAACTGTCGTCTCCAACTTGGAAGGATGGAGTAATAACCACTATACGATATTCGCAGCTTTGGGCAGGATCAGAGGCCTTCTGCCTGCCGGGACCTCGTCGTTAACTTTCGTCAGAGCGTACCGAGACACTGTTGTAGTCAGGACAGGATTCGAACCTATTCCAGCTTTGCCATAAAGAGTCAGCCTAACTGTACTCAACCTTGGGGAGGTGCCTCCAACCAATGGACTCCTAACTAGTTGCGGTCCCACCGGGAATCGAACCCGGCATACCGCCGTGACAGGGCGGCGTTATAGCCGATTAACTACAGGACCAATTGTGTAGCCCCACCGGGAGTCGAACCCGACTTTCCAGGATGAAAACCTGGCGTCCTAACCGATAGACGATGGGGCCAAAAAACAAATCTTGCATGCTCACCATGCTTGTGGATTTGATTGAACATAGTTTACTGTTCACCTGGTGTAAGTGCACTACAGAGCAGGGTCCATCACATAATACCTTGGGTCATGTATACTTCATTGGGTAATTACTCCCACGAAGCCAAGGTCTCTTTCAACGGTGCTAACCCGTCTTATGTAAGATTTGTAGTGGAGGTGACAGGAATCGAACCTGCGACCCTCTGCGTGCAAGGCAGATGCTCTAGCCAACTGAGCTACACCCCCATCTCCGATCCTTATTTATAGTCTCGACCGGAGTAGACTTAGTTGAATTTTAAAAAATTCAATAGGTTAAGCGTTGTTCTTAGCCGAAACTTCAGCTCTAACATCTTGTGCTAGACTTTTGATAGTTTGCATGGCTTTACGAACTCTCGTTCCAGCTGATTTGTTTCCGCTTTCGAAAAACTTTACTGCATCTGCTTGAACCGCGTCAAGTGTTGCTTGGATTTGTGCTAATGTTTGCATAGGTATACTTTATTTAAATTATTAATTATAGTTATTATACTATAAACAGGTTAATAATTGTATTGAGCCTCCTGTCGGAATCGAACCAACGACCTACTGATTACAAATCAGTTGCTCTACCAGCTGAGCTAAGGAGGCAAATAGGTGAAGTGTGACGTCTACTTGATTTATAGTAACCATCTATAAACTAAGGGTTCTCTTCACCATTGTGGATATAAGCTACTTGCCTACTCTTGGACTTCCACAAGCCCCATGTTGTCCCGCAAGGATTCGAACCTCGATTATCTGGACCAAAACCAGATGTGCTGCCTTTACACCACAGGACAGTGTACTTTCCAATATGTCAAAGACCTTTTTGTGGGAGCAGGTGGACTCGAACCACCGAACTCGAATGAGGAGGGATTTACAGTCCCTGGCAATTGCCGCTATGCGATACTCCCAATTATTATTTTCTAGGCTTTTTTGTAATTACTTCATCAATAATTCCATATGCCTTGGCCTCTTCTGCATTTAACCAAAAGTCTCGAGTTGCATCCCGTTTTACCTGTTCTGGATCTTTATCACAATATCCACCTAGTAAAACAAACAACTCAGCATTTACCTTTTGCCACTCTTGCATATCGATTTCAGCATCTTGGATATTTCCGCTAAAACCGCCTGAAGACTGATGCAACATTGTAGTTGAGTGTTTTAGTGAGGAGCGCTTTCCTTTTGTTCCTGCTCCTAACAACACTGATCCCATTGATGCAGCCATTCCAGTATTAACTGTTTTGATATCGCAGTTAATATAGTCCATTACATCTACCATTGAAAGACCACTCTTAACGCTTCCGCCTGGACTATCAATATGCATTGTAATATCTAATCCATCAACTGAATCCAAAAACATTAGCTGAGCTTGAACAATAGTCGACATATGATCGTTGACTGGCCCGGCTACCCAAATTAATCTTTCCATCATTAATCTGGAAAAAATATCCATTTGAGTTGCACGTAATTCGCGCTCTTCTAAAATATAAGGAGTCATTGACGACTCAATCTGTTTTTGATGGTAGTGCATATTCAGTGAAGAAATGCCATGCTTACTCATCGCGTATTTTTCAAATTCGTTTCTCATACAGTTATTATACTAATTTAATTATACTATGTACTTTCTGTAGGATTCGAACCTACGACCCTCTCGGTGTAAACGAGATGCTCTAAACCAACTGAGCTAAGAAAGCATGCATGTAAGTAGAATTCGACCTCCTTTGCATAGGCGTAATTGGGAGGAATACTGAACTCGCCATTTCTATATTCTACTTACATTTGTGATCCCGGATGGACTCGAACCATCGACTCCCTCATTAAAAGTGAGGTGCTCTAGCCAACTGAGCTACGAGATCATTTTTGTTGCGGGACCCGGACTCGAACCGGGGACTTCAGCTTATGAGACTGACGAGATAACCATCTTCTACACATCCCGCAATATTGGCGTCCCGGGCAGGATTCGAACCTGCGACCACTCGATTAACAGTCGAGAGCTCTACCGCTGAGCTACCAAGACATTTTGCACACCTGAAAGGATTCGAACCTCTAACCGCGGTTTTGGAGACCGACATGATACCATTTCACCACAGGCATGTATGTTGAGTACAAGGTTGGAATCGAACCAACACCAATAGTTTTGCAGACTATCCGACCACCACGATCATCCTGTACCTATAGTAGTTCCTAAAGGACTCGAACCCTTATCTCTTGATCCGTAGTCAAGTGTTCTATCCATTGAACTAAGAAACTATAAGTCGAACTGGATGGACTCGAACCATCGACCACTCGCGTATCAGGCGAGTGCTCTAACCAACTGAGCTACAGTTCGATTGAATTAGAGCAAATATAAAACAAATATTTGACACTAAAAAATTTTTATTCACTTTTTTTCCAATCTTTTTCTTCTCCTAATCTGATAGGAACAAAGAGGGCAAATCCATTATCATCTTCGAAATGATTGCAAGTATCAATATAAGTGTTACCGAACTTATATCGCCAGTATTCAAACTCTTGCAGGTCTGCATTCCATTTTGCAGTAGTGGCATTACGTGTATCGCCAATATAAACTTGACCGTGGATCAGGTCGCGTTTTGGAATTGCACCTCTTTGTATAAGTTTAGGAATATAAAAGTTTTTATATTCTTCGGGCTCTGCTCTAGGAATAGTTGGAACTTCATGTGGCTCCTTAAATGGAGTAGTTTCAGTTTCCCAATATTCCCTAATCCTTTTGGCACGATCGATTCGATCATGCTCCAATTGTTTCTGTATTTTGAGTTTTAAAAACTCTTTGTCTATATTATCCATAATAAGTAATTTACAAATTTTTAACTACTGCTGGTAGGACTGGATTCGAACCAGTACAAAGGGATTAGGCTTTCGCTTTATTTCCGATCTTTAACCCCGAGACAGGAGGTCGTGTCTGCCAAATTTCACCACCTACCAGCAACAATTTTAAGCGGAAGCTGAAGGATTCGAACCTTCGGGACTTTGACATCCACAGCTTTAGCAAAGCTGCACAATAGACCACTCTGACAAACTTCCAATGGGGTGACTGATGGGAATCGAACCCACGACCTTCTGAACCACAATCAGACGCTCTAACCAACTGAGCTACAGCCAACGTGGACAGGGGCGGGGTCGAACCGCCGACACCAGGATTTTCAGTCCTGTGCTCTACCTACTGAGCTACCTGTCCAAATACTTTCCAACATGTCAAAGAACCTATTCTGTAAAAACAAAAAACCCGAACTTTTTGGGTTCGGGCTCAGTGTTTTCATAGTTACTAACTTTATAATACCTATCAACGCCTGAACCCTAAGTCACGGTCATTGCCTGTCCACTTAGCATATGCTACTTGGCTAAAGCAATTCTCGATAATATGGTTCATTTGTGTTTGCATCACGGTGTTATTTTGTATAGTTATTTATATTTGCTAATATACACAAAGTTTTTGACAATTTGCATATTATTTTTTACTTTTTTTGTTTTTTAGTATTGACTTAACTAGCTTCTTATCATTTTTTTCATGATAGTATACATGTTTAAATGCCATGTATACTATGACAGCACATATTGCGCATATCAATATTCCGGTAAGTATTCCCATAATTTAAAATATTTTTATACTGTGTGAGTAATAGTTACTCGTACACAAGTTTGGGCTTGAGCCTCATTCATAAAGAAGTTATTAATATAACCCATGATATTGGCACTGCCGATTGGATTAGCTGAGTGAGTATAGACTAGTGGAAATTGAAAAGGCTTACCTCGCTTTACGTCTCGTGATAAGTCACTCCACTTTGGATTCCTATCATAAAACTCGTTAACTAACCATTTAGCACAGTCATATCCAGTTTTCTCATTAATATGCGTGTAATCTAAAATATAATTAGGACTTACGTTATTAAAGTATTCACTCATAGCCGAATCACCTAGGTCGTGGTCAAGAGAAATTACTTCGATATTCTCTAACCCAGTTTCTTTAACTAAATGTACAAACTCTTCATAATTTCGGACTACTACCCATTCAGTTTCAACTGGAGTTCGTACATCATCTAAATAAATTCTAATCATAATTTCCTATCTTCTTTTAATTGATTACGTATCGCATCAATATCCTTTGTACTAAACCAATTACGGTTTTCCCAAATTTCAAGTAACAATTTACCTAATTCGGTTTCGGTATAAGTTGAACCCCTAAATACTTTATTGTAATCTATTGGTGCGTTTGCTTGAGCATTTTCAATGTCTGCTTCTGTGTAAAATTCTGGTGGCATTTTATTTTCTGTTTAAGATTTCAACTTTAAGTAGGTCATCGGAATCTTTGGAAACTTTAAATGTTACTTCCCTAGCGCCCTTTGCCCAAAATAGCAATTCTAACATTTCTGAAATTTCATCGGGATATTGATCACGAAGAATTTCGCCAGTTCTAAACGGATCATTTTCGATCTTGTCTTTAAACTCGTCCATTGTTTCTTTGAATAACTGTATGTTTAACTTTGCCATTTACGATTAATATACCCTTATTGGGGCCATTTTTGCTGAGGACATGCACTTGGCCCCTTTGGTGAGAAAATTTTCTTGTTAAGAGGACAGCCGCATGCACCGCAATAGTGAATATTTAATTGATTAACTTTTGATTCTGGACAGGCTTCACAAATAGCGAGTCGTTCGTCTGCTGTTGCCCTTTGTTCAGGAGTTGGGTTAAACGATCTAAACCAGGCAATAGATACTTCCTTTAAATCTATCATTACGATTGATTATTTTAGTTATTATACTATGAAAATTGGATTGGATTACTGGCGAATTCCAGTTCTAACTATATAAAAGTTAGTTGTTCCACCTGAAACTGGCCCATCTATTAGCAGCGATTGTTGTCCAGGTAAAGTAGATTTCATGTTAGCTGTTCCACTATTAATAGTAGACCATTGGGTTGCCGAGAATATTCTATAGTCTGGTGTTGAATTTGGCCAAGTTAAAATAGTAGAGTTAACTTTAGAATAAATTAAGAACACATCTGTAATTGATAATGAGTTATTATTATTTGCGTCAATTCTATAGTAATCCTTTGAGTTAAATGTTTGTGTTAAAATCTTATTGGTAAATGTTTGAGCATCAGTCGATGTTGGAATTGTAGTTGTAATAGATTCAATTGACACTCTAAAATCATATTTGTTTACACTTAGAGAAGTTGTGAATGAGTATACTCCGCTTGCATTAGTAGTAGACGAACTATTAAAAGAATAGGTTAGATCAGATTTAAGTTTAGAATATAGTTTAACTTCAACGTTTGGAAAAACGATTACCTCTGAATTGTAAACAGTTCCGGAATATGTAAATGGTGCAACTGTAATTATTCCTGCAGTTGAAAATGTAAATCCACATGTTCCATTTTGTAATTGAGCTCTATACAAAACACCATCGGTTTGATTTGAATATGAATTGGTCGTAGAGGTATTTGTAATATCTGTCCACGTTACTCCATCATTTGCCGAACGTTGCCATTTAACAATAGTTCCGGTATGTCCACTAAGCGTTAGCGTACCTGAATTGGTTGCGGTTGCATGAACTGCAGATGAAACTGATCCTCCGACTGGCGGAGTTCCCGATGTAACGGTAATGGTCTTAGCACTAGTATTAACTGCACTTCCACAGTTTGGTGTTTGCACCTGTGCTCTATAATAATAGGTACCTGCTGTATTAAGAGTTTGAGTTAAACTTGCAGTCGTATTTGTAATATCAGTCCAGTTAACATTATCAGTTGACCTTTGCCATTTATTAATATTACCCTGTTGACCAGATAAGGTTAGTTCAGCTTGACCGCCTGCACAAATTGAATTGTTTGCTGCGAATACCGAGCCAGCGGTTGTTGGCTTAACTGATAGAGCGCTACTCGATGTTGCTAAACCTGAACAAGTAGTTGGGCTAGTTGAATTTACAATTGCTCTATAATATGTAGTCTTAGTTAAGTTAGTAACTGTGATGCTAGCGGACGTACTTGAAATTGTAGTACCTGCAGTAAAGAAGTTATCAAAAGAAGATTCCCATCTTACAATACTTCCAGTATAACTATTAAGAGTTAGGGTTGTACTATTTGAACCTGAACAAACATTAATATCTCCACCTGAAATATAACCGCTCGATGCTCCGCTAATCTCAATACTTCGGGTTAATATTGTAGTACTTGATGTAATATCTCCAGGCATATCTCCATATTCACAAATATAACCAGGTAGAGTGCTATTGGCTAAGTCATTCCATTGGCCATTATTTGAAGAATAGAATTGACCAAAAGCTTCTGATGTACCATTAGGCTCGCCGCCTGCCCATTTATGATACATACCCGATACTAAGGTTGTGCTTGGGGTATTTCCGTTTGAAAAGTTTTGACCTTTTTCTGGACCTGTAACCCAGTGCCATTTACCTTCAGCTGCCGATTGACTAGCATAAACGGTTGAACCCTTTGCGGTATTAATATAGTTATAGTCATCAGACGCTCCCATCCAAGCATCATTTGCCATTAACTTCCAAACAAAATTATTTTCTGCTTCTGACATCATTGTTGCTAAATATCCAGCTCGGCCAAAATATGATTTAGCAGATGCCGCCGTATAGGAATTGGTCCAAGATGTAGTACCTGAAACATATTCATAGAAGTGTTCGGTTAATGGGTTATAAAATACTGTACCTGCTACAAAAGTAATTCTTCTTTGTAACGCATAGCAGGTTGAAGTAGTTGATCTAAACTCCACTCCACTTAATACAGTTTGCCAATTAGAGGCAGTGGTGGAACCGCTAAATGCTAAGACTCCCGTAGTTGTATTAAATGCAGCAACTGATATTCCCGATGGCAGAGTTGCGGTAGATCTTAATTGATCTCCGCTTGCACCACTTGTATAGGCTTGAGATATTTGAACCCTAAAACCAGTAATTGTACCATTTGCTGTTATTGATATGTTTGGATCAACTTTGGTCCATGTATTAAAGCTAACTGATACAACCCCACTACTACTTGTTCCAAGATTAACTGTTGTTGCTTGCGCAAAACCTAGTGCTGGAATTAAGAATAGGACAAGTCCTAATAATATGTAGAGTGGTTTTTTAAACATAATTACATTTTGCTAACTGCGTCTAATAAACTTTTCTTTACTGCACTAGCGAAAGTTGTTTTTTCAAATGGAAGATTCTCGTCTTTTAATTCAATTAAGGTAGATTTAACCGTGGTTTTAGCTGTGCCTTCTCCAATATATTCTTTACCATCTTTGGTAATTTTAACTTTAATAATAGTTTCTTTCTTAATTGCAGTAAAAGGTCCGATTGAAACGCCAGTAGTTGGAGCCTCTATTGAAAAAAGATCAACTGTAATTGGCGAACCGTCGCTGCAAATTGTATATTTTTCTGAAACAATTTCTTCTGCTAATTGTTTAATTCCAAAGATTACTCTTTCTTTTTTCATATCAGGAGCATCTGCACTTGCGATAACGCTTGTTACTTTATAACAAGGTTCAGTAAAAGAAAGTAGAGTAAGGGTTGATAAAACTAATAATAACTTTTTCATAGTATTTGATTTTTTAAAATTTATAGTTGGTTCCAATTAATAAGTTGTGCATTATGCCAAGCTTTGGATTTGTATTTATGTTTGCTCTCCAATCCACATTCATAATAAATGATTTTCCTATTAGCAAACCAATTGAGTTTCCAACGATTGCATTAACTGTTAAATCATTTGACCAAGCCATTGCATCTCTACTATAATAAGGATTGGCAAAGGTTGCAAATAATTCCGGTGTGTATTTAATTCTCTTTCCTATCTGCATTGGCTTATTAATTATAATAACAGCAGTTGGCGACATTATTCTATAGGTAGCTCCATCTATAAAGCTCCAACCTAAAGTTGAGCCATAGTTGAAAGCTTTTCTTTTAAACAATACAGTAAAAGCTGGACCATAACTGCAATCAAGTCCTATTTGCGCAAATGATGTTGATATAAATGCTGAATAGGTTTTTTTATTTCTTCCATAAAAAATATTAAAAGATCTTTGTGTTAAATCAAAGGTTGCAATTCCATTACCGCCAAATGTTTTTGATCCATTAGTCGAGGTTTTAGCATAACCTAATGAAAAGCCTGCTCTAAAACCTCCTTCAAATGTTGGATTTGATATAAAAGCCATATCAGCTCCTGCTAAAAATGGGCTAGGCTTAACCATAGACCCAGATGGAGCAAACGATTTAGATTGAACAAATCCAGTTGCATTTTGTACTTGACCAACATTTTCCATTGGAGCAGGCGGATTCGGTGGAGGCGGAGGAGGCACTGCCTGTGAAAATGCATTTACTGATATAAAAATCAACGTACTTATTAAAAATAAATTCTTCATAATTAGAGCATCACTTTACCACCAGTTAAGATCTGATAGTTAAGCATATTTTTATTCATTTCATAAGTTCCCGAGAAACTTATATTAAATTTAAATTTCTTTGTAATTGAATAATCCCATGAACTAAACGGAACTACCAATAGACCTGAACTCCACCAATTTCCTTCATAGAATTGTGTAAATGGAGAATAAACTCCAAGTACCAGGAGAGTTGCTGTTATTTTTTTACCTGCATTAAACATATAAAATCCACCACCGACTGCTGATAAGTTTTGAAACCCAGTTTCGCCAATTGCACCCGCTGTAAAGTTAAGACCGCCCATAAGTGAAAGTTTTGTAAATCTCTTTGACGCAAGTAGTGTTGTTGTATTAAAGAAATCTCTATCTGGATTTATCATTGATGAGTTTGCAACAATAACAGTTGTTTTACTTTTAGGTAGAGTCCATGCGCCATAGAACGTAACGTTTGAATTATTAATTTGAGTAGTAAAGTTTCCTAAGAATCCTCTAGCAAAGGTGTTTTTGGTATTAGACTTAGTCATACTCATTGTAAACTTAAATTGATCCTTTTCTCCCTCTTCTGCACTGCGCACAGCTACAATATCTCCAGTTCCAATAAGAGCACCAGTTCTTGCTCGGTTTTTATCTCCATTTTTTGAACTTCCTCCGCCGCTAGAACTACCGCCTCCGCTTGATGTTGATTCTGCTGCATTTGATACAGAGTTTGCAGTTCCACCGCTTCCACTACTTGAACTAGATTGAGTTGCTCCGCCTGTTTCTGTGGTGTTTCCTGTTCCGCCAGCTGATCCAGTTCCGCCTCCATTAGTGTTACCATTACCGCCAGTTCCAGTTGACCCAGTGGATCCCGTATTACCTACAGGCGGCTGAGACGATGAACCTCCTCCTTGAGTTGAACCACTTGAACCTGAACCGCTTCCTCCCGAGCCTGAAGCAGGGTTTCCACCTGCTTGACCAGAACCTGAACCTGATCCAGTGTTTCCGCTTCCAGTATTTCCACTAGAGCCTGTTGTATTTCCTCCGTTGTTATTAGATGAGCCATTTCCTTGATTATTTGTTGATCCAGTTGAACCACTAGACTGAGTATTCCCATTAGAACCAGAGGACCCATTAGAATTATTGTTATTATTGCCGCTACCGCTTCCATTTCCGCTATTATTTTTCTTATCGTCCTTTTTTCCATCGCCGCTACCGTTTCCTGAACCATCGCCGGAAGATCCATTGCTTACAGTATTTCCAAGATTACCGCCGACTGACCCTGCAACATTTGATGAAAGACTTGCTGCCATCATTGAAACTGATGTAATATTAGTTAAGGTTGAAATAATGTTATTTGTAACGATTAAGTTAGTTGAGTTAACTGCTTGAGTTGTAGCCTGATCGCATGGTTTACCAGCATTTGAGCCAGAAGTTTGATTTAACCATGATATAAAATTACCATTGCTAAAATCTGCATTACTAAATGTTCCAACTTGGCCATAATAGGTTACGGCGACATTTGCACCACTAAGCGGAACAGATACGAATTTAATATTCTTTGTACATGGATCTACATATTGGTATATGTAGCTTTGAGCTTTTACAGAAGTAGTAAAAGCAGATAAAAATATTATTAAGAGTAGAGATCTCATCGTCTAAAGACTCCCTTTTTGATCAGCTTACTCACTACACGTGAAGCAGCAGTCTCAAGGGATTTCTTAGTCGATATACCGATTGTTGATTGGTTAAACTTAACCTCATCAACGCCATCCAATAGACTTGCTTTCTTAACAGTAATGGCTTCACCAAGACCTGAGCCAGTAATAATTTCGCCTGTTTCAGCGTCTACGAATCTTACTTGAAGGCCAATTGTAGTTTTTTGTTTAACTTCTGCACTAGAAACTTGAATTTCTTCATCTTCTGATATTGCAAAATCATAAACTTCGATATAAACAAAGTATTTAGCAAGAATAACATTGCCTTTTACTTGAATAGTATTTGATGAGACTCCTTTGTCTGATGCTTTTTGTTGAGCAATCATTTTTTGCTTAATCTCTTCCCTGTCCTCTGTGAATTTAAATCGGTCAGTTGATTCTAAAAATTCAAGAACAATATTGGCAACACCAAGCCCTACTCTATTATCCTTTAATTCAGGGTACATCTCGTATAACTCTTCGTTAATACCAATCTTTAATACTTGGATAGGAATTACAATAGTATCATCGTAATTTGCAACAAGGTTTATTGACTGCTTCTTTTCAAAATCAGCTTGATAGGTTTCAGTTTTAGTTGAACCAATTGTTTGAGCTTGAACACCCACCGCCAATAGCAGCATTGTGCAAATTACGATTAACTTTTTCATATTCCAAGTTTATAGGCGATAAATCCAATTCCACCAAACCAAATGGCTGCCAGTAAAAGGATTTTCCAATATTCTTCAAAGAAAGAATATACCTTCTTCATAAGTTTTAATTTTTTTATTCTGCTGGAGTTTCTTCGTCAGAAGAACCTGGTTTATTCTTTCCAGTTAGATATTTGTCAACTGATGCTATACCAAATGCACCTAAGGTAATAACCATAAAACCATCAAAAATAAATTCATTAATTTCAAAAGGCATACCTTTAACTCCTGTATAAATGTCAACCCCAAATGCAATACACATTACTACAAACGCGCCGAACCCTACGATTGATTTTTCATTGATATCGTTATCATCCATAAACATACGTTTAAAGAAATTTGGTTTTGTTTTTTCTAATTTAGCCATGTTAATAGTTTTTATTTTTTTAATTACCAAGAATCTTCTTCTTTCTTAGCCTCTTTTTTAGGAGCGGCTGGCTCTGCTGCAGGAGCTTTCTCTATAACTCTTTCTTTGATGATAGTTGTGGTACCACCATTGTTTTGCTGTTTTTGAGTATTCTCTTGATTTTGTTGAACATTAACTATAACAGGAGCCGGTGCAGCCTGTTCAGTTTTAGTTTCTTCTTTGTCATCACCACCAAAAAGAGTAGTAGTTAAGTATGTTCCACCTGCTAGCACAACAGTTGAAACTGTTCCGATTAGGGTCTTCTTAAGACCTGACCAAGTGCCGTCGTTTTCTGTTTCTTCAGACATTGTTTAATTGTTTTTTTATTATTTAATTACTTTAAAACTATTTCCTTTGCTGATGCAGCTTTTTGGCCAGACCAAAGAATTGCATAGTAAATTCCATCGGGAACATGACCTAAATTTGTAGTGTAGGTATAGGTTCCAGCTGGCATAAACTGATTAACTAAAGTTTTAATAGGTTGACCTAGGTGATCTCTAAATGTAAGATTAACCATTGCATCTTCTATAATATTAAAGGTTACTGCAACCTGATCTCTAGTTGGGTTTGGTGCTAATCTAACTTGCATCAATTTGTTTTCAATTAATTGATTGCCAAATCCAGGATTAACGATTAATACCTGAATAATTCCATCAGTTGGTGTAATATTTAAATCTCTAAGCGTACCAGCAACACCTGCAAATTTACGAGTTACATAGAGTGGGCTTTTATTCCATTGATTTTGAGGAACTAACGCTTTAAATTGAATATTAATTGCAGTTTGCCCGTCACTTAGTGGATTAGTTGTAGTAAAGTCAGAAGCTCCCCATTCGATTGTTCCATCTGATGGATTTACAAATGATAACCAGTGAGCTACTCCAGCTTCAGCAGAAAGAGATTTAAATTCTAATAGAATTGGATCGTATTTCATTGCTAATTGCAGAGCACTGATTTGAGTATTGGTTGCTAAAATTTTAACAGGAACATTAACTAAATTTCCAGCCTCAACTGATAGAGTTGGCATGTTTACTTCAATTGTTCCTAATTGATTAGCATTATCATATTCAGTTGTTACATCGATAATATGGTTTGGCGCATTATTAGGATTAATAATTTGAATAGGGGTTACACGTGCCATATGGAATCCTGTTCCATTTGCATCGCCTTTACCTAATACATAGAATGTTACAGAATCAGGTTGACCTGCGACAATATTAAATGTAATATCAGTTACACCTGCAATTGATGAAGTATAGTTTGTAGATGAACCATTGATGGTTGCGTATTGAGCCGCAGTAAAGAATTTAACATCCATTGTACTGTTTGGCCATGCTGTAAATCTTCCAGCTAATCTACCATAGATACCATAAGCATCTGTAATTGAAATTGTATTATCTGAGTTTACGTCAGCTGCATAGTAATCAAATCCGGTTGGAGTTGCTTGACCTAATACGTATTGGTTTACTTTAGCAGCATCTGCTGTAGAGATTGTATTACCTACTGTTAAGGTATCACCTTTAACATATAATCGTGCATTAAAGTAAGTAGTATCGACAACTACATCATTGAATGCAAATGCTCCAGATACAGCCGTCGTATCCATTTTAATAGTTGACCAAGTACCACCAGTCTTTGGACGTTGCTGTAGTTGAACAATAATATTCTTTGAACCTGAACCAGTTACGTTGGTAAATGTACCATGGTAATTAAGAGATGGTCTTACAAAGATACCACCATAGTTGTGTTGGCTTAGCGTTCCGTCTGTACCATTCTGCTTTGCCAATAACTGAGGGAAAGAGTTTCCACTAGTTGCAGACCAAGTTAAGTTTGAAATTGCAGTTAGTGCTTGGAATGTAGTGTTTGCAGCATGGGTAAATGTAATTTCAAAAGTTTCACCTTCGGCTAGTGTCCATGTGCTGCTTGAACCTGTATAAACAAGCGTAATTGTAATAAATCCATTAACTGAATCTGTTACATACGACAGAACTTCGTTTGACGCTGAAGTTACTGCAGCGACGGTAGCACCAGTAAATGCAGTCTTATCATAGAATACTCTAAATTGAAGACCTGTTACTAGGGTTGAGGTATTATTTTTGTAAGTAATTCGTGCTTTGGTTTGACCAAGCAGAGATGATCCAACTGTGTAGTTGGTGTCAATCAAGACCCAAGCACCCGAAGATGGAGCTGGAGGACCGGTTTGAGCGTAAATTGAGCTTGCCGAGAGACACAGCACGGCGAATAGGAGGGTTTTTAGCCACTGTTTCATTTTAAATCTAGACCTTTTCTTATTATTTATCTAGTTTATTTGTGTTACTTGACGCCAGAAACAAAAAAAAGGGAAACAAATAGTTTCCCTTTTAACTCCGAGTATATTAACTCTTGATTACTTAGTAGTAGAGGCTGTGTCTACAGTTGCAGTTGAGTCTGTTGCGACTACCATTGAGTCTACTTGAGTAGAGTCAGCAGCAGTGGCGTCAGCACTAGCCGAACCATTTCCACATGCAGTAATTCCTACTGCGGCAACTAGAAGCATTACGATTACGTAGTTTTTCATATGTGTTGTTTTTTTATTGTGTTTTGTTTTTAGTTTTGGACTAGTTTAACGTTTACTGCGTTTAAACCCTTTTTACCATCTTGTACGTCAAAAGTTACTGTGTCATTCTCACGAATGTCTTCTTGTAAACCTGTTGAATGTACAAAAATTTCTTGTCCATTGTCTTCTTTAATAAATCCAAAGCCTTTTTCAGCGTTGAAGAATTTTACTGTTCCGTTTTTCATTTGTATTGTATTGTGTGTTTTTATTATAAAGGTATTATACCTAATTGGGTTACTTGGTTTTAGATTCCTGACTCTTCAAATGCCAATCTCATCTTTGCAGAGAGCTGATCGTATCTCATATTGAATTTAGGGGAACATGCTGCGACTACAGCTTTATTTGAGTATGGGGTATTGCCAGGCTTACACCATTTTCTTGAAGTAAGCATCCAATTATAGAAAAGAACATATGCATTAGCACATCTAGTATATTTTTCTATATTAATTGGAAGGTTAAAGTCTTTGATTAGCTGAACGCTACGCTTTTCATTATCAAGTTCAAGATCTCTGGATAGAGCCATCCACTTTTCGATACTGCGCTTAGTTTTTCCGTTTAGCCACTCTTCAATATGACCCATTGCAAAGCCGGCTTCTTTCCAAATTGGAATGTTTTCGTCCCATTGGGTAAAGTGACCAAATTCATGGACCAAGACCTCAACTGCAACTGGATTTAGCATTGCAACTACTAACTTGCGGTTTGCTTCATCGAAATATCCCGAACACTTCATGCCGTGACCCAGCATTAAGTATCTTACGTTTCTTAGTTCGACCCTAATTCCAGTACGTTTACATTCAGACTTTACGTGATTAATAAATGCTTTAATACGTGGATGTTCTAGTCGACTGGCAGTTGTCATATAGGATTATTTATTCGGCCTCCACATTAGGCCAAGCTGAATAACTCCGTCGTAAGGTTTAACGTCTGGTTTAACCCAAGACTGATATGTTTGATAGTTTATATCGCTACTAACTGAAAATGACAGACTTTTTGATAATGGGTGCTCCAATTGAGCAATAACTCGACCTACCATATTGTTCTTAACGTCTGCTCCAGTATTAGAGGCAAGGGGCGGCTGTATGGTGGCAATGATTGTTAATTTAGTGTCTGTACCCAACACAAGTTTACCTCTAGTTGAACTGCGAATGGTCCAGCTACGATTGCCATCTATTAATTGAAGTTGCTCGGTCGTAACTGCTTGTGAAACTTCAATCTTTTTACCTGGAATATCAACTAGAACCTTTTTATAACCAGCTCCTCCGGTCACCCTGAATTCAACCTTTCTGGTATATGAATGTTCACCTTCACTAAAAAATATAAGTGACTGTACCTTATCCAGAGTCTTCCAGCCATACACAGAAAGGTTAATATCTCTTCTCTGTAATAGCATCGCGTCATTGACTGATGCATATTGAATTTGACCTGATGCATTGCTAACTAAACCAATTTTGCCAGTGTCCTTTGATTTGTATTCTGCCTTTGTTCCGACCAGATAACCTGCACGGTTACCAATATTTAACATTCCAGTTAGGGAATAGATTTGGGTTTGTGCTCCTGCCAAGCTTGGCAAAAAGCATAGGATAAAAATTAATTTCTTCATAGTGGTAATAGAGTTTGTGCTACAGATACAGATCTAGTCATTGCAAAAATTGTTTTAGCAATGGGCTGAGCACAGCTTACGGTTTTTATTTTATCGTGAAAATTAGATGGAATTGAAGTACTAATAACTAACGAATCTAGATATTGACCATTTTCTCCGCTTAGTCGGTCATATGCAGGGCCAGATAAAACTCCATGCGTACAGATTGCATGAACCTTTAGCGCGCCTGCTTCTTTTAGCAGTTTAGCTGCAAGTAGAAGAGTTCCGCCAGTATCAACCATATCATCAATTAAGATTACGCATCGACCATTAACATCTCCAATCAGATCCATTCGTTCAATTGAATTTGGCTTGTCTCTTAGTTTAGATAACATTGAAAAGGTTGCCGTCTCATGTGTTTTAACAAAGTGCTGATAAAAACGGTTTGCTCGTTTAACACCGCCGGCATCTGGCGAGCATACTGTCCAATCACAAGTTGGATCCAAGTCTTTTACATAATCAGTAAATGCAACCCAGCCAGGAATGTGTTCAACTGGCATATCAAAGAAACCCTGAATCTGTTCTGAGTGTAGATCAAATAGAATTGCTTTATCAGCACCTGCGTTTTTAATAAGATCGGCAATCGCCTTTCCGCCGATTGAACCACGATGGCCTTCTCTTCGATCTTGTCGCGAATATGCAAGGTATGGCAGTACTATAATAATTTCAGATGCAGATGCTCGCTTTGCTGCATCAATTGAAAGTACTAATTTAATAATAGCATCTGAACTAGTTAAAGTAGTTGTTAAAAATACAGACTTGTCTCTAATTGATTCTAAAAACTGTGGACTAAATTCTCCATCTGAGAATTGATCAATTTTAAATTTACCGACTCTAATATCAGAGTCAGTTAGGGTTGAAAGATGTTCGCAAATTTCGTTTGCGAGTGGACGACCGTCAATTGAGAAAAGTTTATATTGTTTCATTATTAGTTTTGTTCTTTAACAAATGTTCCATTAACCATTTTACCTGTACGCTTTGCAATAACATCATAAGATCCGTTAATGCACTCTTCGATTGTATAACCCTTTAATTTGGCTAAGTTTGTTAAGACTACAACACAATCTCCAACTGCATCCTTAAATTCTGCTTCGTCCTGCTTTAAGATAGATTGAGCCAGCTCTCCCATCTCTTCACATAGTTTAATGTATTGTGTTTTAGGATCCCCTTTAGAGTAGATTCCTTTTTCTTCTGCCCAATCTCTAATTGATTGGAATTCGGTTGTTAATTTCATATTATGATACGTATTTAGAAAAATTAATTGCTGCCTGTTTAGCTTCCTGATTTGTTTCAATAATCTTTGGCCCTCTTTGTTTAAACGGTATTACATAAGACATACCATCTTCAATAATCCACTTCTTTTCAAGATCGTCAGCTTTATTGATTGCCTTTTGAAATTTAACTGTCCAGTCTTTCCACTCAGCTTGTGTATAATCAGATTCGATTGGTTTATATGTTTCATCAAAAAGACGATCACCTTTTTTGAAACCTGCAGTTGCTCTATGAGACCAGCCTACCCACATGTTATCAGTCATTGAATAGCCTGCACTTGGGAACTCTTCGCAAACTACTACAGATTTCTCTAGAAGCCAGTAACAATCGCTTAGTGTGCCAACTAATTTTTTATCCTGTATGGTAACAACTGCATCCGGTAAAGCCCAATCATCATATGTATTGCTAGAGTTATCTTTAACTTGATAGTTACCAACAATAACTCCGCATGTAGATTCAAAAATCTTAATTAATTTTTGATTTTTCCTAAAACCAGCTTTAGTTTTTCGCTTCTTTAGCCGACTGGCAAAATAAAGACCTAGAAATTTAAAATGTAGGGTGTTTAAAACATCATTGCCTGATGAATAGTAAGGGGAATCTTTGGTAATGGTAAAATATAGGTCGCCTAAATAAAACGATCTAATTTTAATTCCAACCATTTCGCAAAACCAGTGTCCAAGTTTCATATAGTTATAATTAGTATCTAAACTATTATACTAAAAAACTTGAATTAGATTAACTTAATCTTGAGGAATTTCTAGTACCCAACTAGAGTCTCCGAAATTATATGAACCTGAGTTTGGTTCAGCGATAATAGATTCGCCTTTTTCGGGGGTAAGTTTAAGCCTTCTGCTAACGCCATCCATTGTGATGTCAGCAGAAGGAATAATATTATAGGGGTTTGTATTATTTGGAGATGAGTCTAGATAGCCATCGTGGTTTACATGATTGGCTTGCTTAAGATCAGCCCACTCGTTATATGATAATACCTTTGGCACTGATTAACGACGCCCGTATCTATTTAGCATGTTCCAGTTCTTAGGGCCACCGTTAACTCTATTGATCTTAATAGCTTTGTGTCCGCTAGATTCTGCACAAACTGAAAGTTCTCTACTAGAAATTCCTAATTCATCTGCAGTTTCAAATGCAAGCTGAGCTAATTCATCTGGATAGTCAAATCCAAATTCAACAATAATATCGTTAGGTGTTAAGGTAAGCTTTGCGCCTTTACCGCTTTTGCGAATTGACTCTACAAATGTATCGTACTTCTCTTCAAGAGAAACTTCCATCATAGAATCCATTCCTTCATTAGTTTTAGTTTCTCCACTAAAGAATGGTTCAACGTCCTGTTTTTCATTCTTTTTAGGGTTTTCTTTAGGATTAGCAAAGTGATCCTTTGGATATGTAGTAACATTAAGAACAAATTTCTTGTTTTTAAAATCTACTTCATAAGATTTTGCAATTTTAGAACCATCTTCTTGTTCGTCCCATCCAGCAACAGATGCACCTTTAGGTTTTTCTCCGTCTAGTGTATCAAGACCAACTCCACCTTTTGAATATTGAAGTGGTTTGTATTCAGATAATTTTTCAATTGCTTCGCTATCCGATTTTGCTTTAACTGACATCCAGTCTTGGTCAAAATCTCCATAACTAGGAACCCAGCCATACCATGTAAAATAGTATTCGTGTTCTTCAGCTTGAGGTTCGTCCGCTTTAACTTCTTCGGTTGGAGCTTCTTCAGCAGCAGGCTCTTCTACTTTAACTTCTTCAGAAGCAGCAGGTTCAGCCATTGGATCTTCAGCCGGGGCTGGAGTAGGAGTTTCAATTTCTTCTTCGTTTACATTAAATTTATCGAAGCTAGTTACTAATGACATATTAATAGTTCTTTTTTCAGTATTATTTATCTTTCGATGCTACTTCATAATGAAAGCCGTTTCGAACCTTATCTGAAATTGGAATAGGACTACCGTCTTCATCTATTCTAACAAATGTAATATGAGTGGACAGGACAATATCTTCGTCGTGCGTATAGACATTAAAGGATCTTGCCTCTATGTACAGAGTAATACTGGTATTACCAACCTTTGTTATAGAACCATAAATTTTAAGTAGACTGCCCTCTTTGGCTGGCTTTTTAAATATACATTCATCAATTTTAACTGTAACCATTCTACGATTATGTGCATATTCCATTGCATAACCGGCTGCCGCTGCATCAATCCAGGCTAGGAGTTTACCTCCAAATAAATTACCATGAAATCCAAGATCAGATTTCTTGATAGGGTGTTGATTTAAAAACTTCATTATTTAGTCTTAAGATTTTTCTTTAATTCTGCAAGATCGGTTCTATACATATCAATTGGTGCAGTCTTTTTTACAGTTACCAATTCTGCAGATTTTTCTTTAACTTCATTGACTAACTGCTCGTATTTCTCCTTAGTTAAAGTTTGAATTTGCATGCTTAGCAAATAGTCAAAGCCTGAATTGATACGGTCAAACTTAAGCTCATCTAATTCTAAAACGATTTCTTGTTTTGGGCGATTACCTAATTTAAGTTTACCATCAATAATCATCTTAATAAATCTGGCTCTATTTGAAAGATACACTAAATCTTTTTCTAATGTATCAATTAAGTAAGCCTTGCGTTTATCATAATACGCTAAACGAAATTTAACAAAGTAATCAACTAATTCTGGTAGACTTGAAAATATTTTAAGTTTACCTCTTTCATCTAGACATGTTAAATTCTCACTATCAGTTTCTACTAATTTAAGAGTTGTCTCTAATTTATCTTTTGCAATCAAGTCAGCAAGGCTAGCTCGTTGAAATTTAAGGGTATATGAAATTCCGTTTGAACAGTTATCTTCATATGAGAAAATAACTCCACGCTCTTGTAAATTATTTAAATGGTTCTCATATTTTTGGAATGTCATTGATGGAGGTAACTCGGTAATTTCAACCGTTGTTGTATTAACTACTCGAGCAACTCCTTTAAATTGATATTGGTTATCTCCAATTCTAGAGATTGGCCCATTGAAATCCTTAAACCATGGAAGTAATTCTCCAATCTTTTTACCATCTAATACTTTAGTGCAAGCTTCTATTAATTGAGCAGGATTTCTGTTCAAAATATTTGTAGCAAAACCTACTGCAATACCTGAACTTCCATTTAGGAGGACAGTTGGAATAATTGGTAAGAAATATTTAGGTTCGATTTCATTACCTTCTTCGATTTGCGAAGTTAATAGTTCAAAATCTTTATAGAGTAATCTAAAATTTGGAGTAAGTTTGGTTGAAATATAACGAGCAGCACCTGCTTCGGGAGATCGCATTGATCCAAATTGGCCAACCTCATCCAATAACGGAAGGGAGTTTTTAAATGATTGAGCCATTCCAATAATAGCTCCATTAAGAGATCCATCTCCATGATGATAGTGTGCATCTGCTGCAATTCGGCCGCCTAGCTGAAATATCTTTAGTGGTTTATCATTAGAACCTTTCCAAACTTTATCTGCAATAAAAATAATTTTACGCTGAGTTGGCTTAAATCCATCTATAACTGAGGGAATTGCTCTGTTTTCAAGAGTGTACATACCATAGGCTGCATAGTCCTGATCTAGAAATTGAGATACTGATTTTAATTCTGCTTTAATCATCATATTGAAAATTGTAAAAGACGTGCTTTTCGAGGAGCTGAATCATTTCCGAACCAGTCGTCTAGTGATTTCGCTGCCTGTTTATCGTTAGTTAATTGTACTAAATTTGGGTTATGAATAATCTCTCGATACTCTGCATCTTCAAGTGCTGCAAGACCTTTTTTGTATTCAACTGTCCAGCCTGTCATTTTAGTTTCAGCTTCCCATTTTAAATAAGAATCGGCTGTATAAAATGGCATGATTTCTTTACCTTTCTTTGCAACAACAAGCGGCGTCATTACTTTAAAGACCTTGCCTTCTGTTACTAATTCTGGCCAATACCTATTAAAAAAGTTAATTAGTAAACCTGCAATCGAGTCTCCATCTGGATCAGCATCAGTATAGATTAGGATTTTATTATAACGCATTTCCTTGGGATCTTCTCCTAATTTAATTCCTAACGATGCCATCAGCTGAACTACTTCTTCGTTCTTAATAACTTCAGTATTCTTCATCTCACTTACATTAAGAAATTTACCTTTAAGTGGAAATGCTCCAAATACCTGAGGATCTCTAAACTTACGAACTGCTGATAGGGCAGACATACCTTCAAATATTCCAAGCGAACACTTGCTTCTGTCCTTGCCTTTAGCATCAATTAACTTAAGAACTTTAGTTGTTGCAAGAGATTTATTAAGTTTACGTAACTCAGCTCTCTCTTCAGCCTGTTTCTTTTGTTGAATCCAATCTAATAATGATTCAATTATTTCTGATGCAAAAACTGCTTTAGCAAATTTGTCTGAAACAGTATGGGCTGTTCCAAATTCTTTAGGTTCAGTAATTAGTTTTTCTTTGGTTTGAGAAGAAAACGCCGGATTAATTACTGTACAGTTTATGAATAAGAAAACATGATTACGAATTTCCGAAGGTTTAACTTCAACCTTATGTTTCTTTTTAATTAAGACTCTTAGGTCTTCAATTACCTGATTTAAGATATAGTTTTCATGGGTACCGCCATCTTTAGTTTCAATTGAATTAACAAATGAAATAGATTGATAGCCATCTTTTGAATGGCCAACTGCAAATTCCCAATGCTCGCTCTTTTCCCAAACTGGAGCTTGAACATAGAGCTCAACGTATTCTTTGAAATTTTTAAATCTAAATTTCTCGCCATTAAATTCTAGCTTAAGACCCGGATTTGCTGCTGCAATATCAATAACACGTTTACGCATCATTTTAATATGAGCTTCATCAAGAGATTTCATTTCAAATCTGCTTAAATCTGTTTCATATGAAATTTCAGTAAAACCTTGAGTTGATGCAGAAATCTTTGCAACACCCTTAACTGACATGTTTTTGGTAAAAAGCTGAACTAGTCTCTTTTTACCATCAGCTGTTTCAATCTTAAACTTATTAGAAAAGATATTAACTAGTGATGCACCAACTCCATTTGTTCCAGCTACAATTCTACCTTCATCATCATTAAAATTAGAGCCAGCTCTAAGGTTAGAAAAGATTAATTCGGGAATCCAGACTTTATGTTCTGGATGCTGAACTACTGGAATTCCGCCATTATCCCAAACTGAAATAAGGTTGTCTTTAATAACAACTTTGATCTGGTTAATTTTACCTGAGCGTTTATGCTCGTCGACTGAGTTTGAGATAATCTCATCAAATAACTTTAGAAAGCCGGGATTGTAAGTCAATTCCTCTTTCTCATACATACCATCTTTAAGGATCCACTCCTGACTTGTATGAGGTTTAGTTGAACCAATATACATGCCAGGTCTTTTTAGGACGTGCTCGATCTCATCAAGCAGCTGGTATTTCTTACTAATTTCTTTTGTTGATGCCATCGTTTAGACGTAATTTAAATTAATATACCCAATACTATTGGGTTTGGCTAAGACGTTAACCAGGCGATTAGCTTACCCCAAAGAAAGCCTGCTGTAATTAGGACAAGTACCCATGTAACAAGGAAAGTCCAGTTATATTTCTTCCATTTCATGGATTATTATACTGGTGTACGCTGAAAGAGTTTAAGCTTGATATAATTTAACATGGCCCTTGTTATCAATTAAGATAGCAGACATGTTTTCAACCCAGTCTCCAGAGTTTAGGTAGTGGTGACCATTGATATAGCGGTCAGCTGGTTGGTGAATGTGACCACAAATAACTCCATGACAGCCTTTCTTTTCTGCCATACGCAGAGCTGTTACTTCAAAATCATTAACATAATTGGTTGCAACTTTAACTCCAGCCTTTATTTTCTGAGAAATTGATTGATATGGAAGATTTCTCCATTTTCTATATCCATTGTAGATACGATTTAACCATAGTGCAAAGTCGTAGCCTACTGCTCCAATTTTGGCTAACCATTTATAGTTAGTAATAAAAACATCAATAACATCTCCATGAAAAACATAGTAACTTTTGCGCTTCCATACATCAGATTCAATCCATTCAGAATATTCTAGCGTATAGTCTTCTCTAAATTCAATTCCGCCAAAGGCATTGCCAATAAATTCAGTTAAGAAGTCGTCGTGGTTTCCTCTAATCCAAATAATTTGAATATCATTTGAAAGTCTTAGTAATTTACCAAGAACTTTAGTGTGTTCTTTTCTCCACTTGCCTCCTCTATTAATGGCCCAACCATCTATAATGTCTCCATTAAGAATTAGCTGATGGGTTTTATGTGTATCTAAGAATTCCAAGAACTCTTCACATTTAGAATCTTTTGTTCCTAAGTGTAGGTCAGATACTATTATAGATTGATAGGTCATGTCCAATAATCATGGTGTTTTTTAAAAAAGTCTGGTTTATTTCGGTTAAGATAGCTTAAGATCATTAACTTAAACATATAAAAGATACCCTTATTCTCAAATCGTCTTGGCGAAGTATATGCAAGACTAGACTTTAGCATTTTAAAATTAGCTCGATCTACTTTAGAAGAAATTGAATAGTCTTCTGCAAATATTTCAGCTGGATTATAACCGCCAGTTTTCCAATAGGCTGAGGTTTTCCATAATTGAAAGCCGCCTATTGCAAATGGTGGGCCAATCATTTGAAAGAATTTAAACGCTTTAAAAGCCCAGTTCCATTTAGGATCTGTGTAAAAAGGTATTGTAAGTAAATCAATATGTGGGTTAGCGCAGCAATAAATTATAGACTGTATTAGTGTATTAATATCAGTTAGCATAATATCTGCATCTAAAAAGAGTAGATAATCTGTTTTAACTAGATACGAACCATTTAATCTGGCTTGAGCTGGAAATCCGCCATTTACTATTTGAATATCTAGATTTTTAAAATCAAATTTGCACTTAGCTAAAATATCAAGAGACTCTTGGTTATCTGAACTATCTGCAATAATAATGGAAAGGTTGTTGGAATCTACTTGGTTCGAGATGGCAAGTAGGCAGGCATAAATTGTATTGCCCTCGTTTTTACATGGAATAACTATAGTTAATTTGGTACTAATCATATAAGGTTATCTATTGGCTTTGCCAATCCGATAATCTGTTTTAGGATTATCAAATCATTAACACTATGTTTATTAATCTTCCTCGAAGTGCTCTAGACTAAAAGAGATTGGTTCTGATTCTGAAATAAATTTATTCTTATCGACTGCTGAAACTGTTGAATACGCAGCCCAGCTGCCAGTTACAGTCCAGTGCAGAGTCGAATCACTTTCGTGAGTCTTCCACTTTTTAACCATGCCAGCATCAGCTAGTTGAACAAGGATAGTTTCAATAACTCTTTCTGTTGTAGAGTTGTACGTTGTAATATAAAATTCTATAAATTGCATAACTGTAAATATTTATCAATTACTATGTAGGCCTTTTAAGATAAGGCGAGCACAACTAGGATTTGTTGCAAGCGGGATATTATGTACATCACAAATACGCATTAACATTTGAACATCTGGTTCGTGTGGATGGGCATTGAGTGGATCTCTAAAAAATATTACTGCTTCGATTTCCTTTTCAGCAATCTTAGCTGCAATTTGGGCGTCTCCACCCATTGGGCCAGACAGGACTCGCGTTACCTTAAGTCCTGCCTGCTCAACAAATTTTCCGGTAGTACCGGTTGAGATAAGATTAATTCCGTTAAGTGCTTCACGATTTTCCATTAGGAAGGCAACCATTTCGGCTTTCTTTCCATCGTGTGCAATTAGGGCAATTTGCATGTTTTCTAGTCTTGTTTTTCTGTTACTAACCATGTGTTTATTACTGCACCAAACATGTCTCTATTACTTTTAGCATGTTGGAATCTTTGACTTGCTCTAACCGCGCATCTTTCGCGCTGGTCTATTACAAGTTTCTCAGCCTCGGCAACTGTTACATATCCTGCTTTTTTAGCAAGATTATCAAACAGTTCTCTTAACTTTCTTTTCACGTTGTTTCTTTATATTTTTGAGGTGATTAACTACCTTTTGTAGTTTATCAGCATCCTTTGGATCTAAGATAATTTCATCAAAAGCCCCAAAGCGGCTCTTTCTACCAAACGCATAGGCTAAGCCATAGCGAAGTCTTTGCCAAAAACCTCGGTAATTCGATAAGTGTATGTGCATAAAAGCCAATTGATCATCGATAAATGGATCGTGTTCCCACATAAATAGGATCTGATGATCAGTTGAGTGACATTCACATATTAAAACTTCTTGGTTTTCCATACTGTATTATACTTTAATTATTGACTAGGGTCTATTTAATTTTAACAGAATTCAGTTGAAGAAGAAACCCTAAGTCCATCCACTTCACGATCAGCATAGGCTTGCCAATTACCAATATTACGTTCATACTTTCTTAGGTAAGCTTCATCTGCAATTAAGCCATCGGGTTGACCCCATTCCATGGCCATTTGAATAAATTCTTCTGCTGGAAGTTCTGTACCATATTCATCAACAATTCGGCCCGCTCTAATAAAGGCGAATAGGGTTTCTTTGTTATTGTAAAACTTATTCTTATGGAAATTCCAGCTAAACTTCCAGCCGCTGCTGCGTTTTCCTAAATGGATATTAGTGTTGTTACAAAACTCGTCCCATGGAGTTTCATATTCCCAAACATAATCTGAATCATGAGTTGGAATCGTATTAAATTTGCGTTCAATATTTCCAGCCGTCATCTCTAATTCTTGAATACGATTTTCTAAACGAGCTTTACGCTCTTGCATTTCCGATTCAGTCGGAATTCTATAATAATTAGTTCCCATCTTTTAAAAATTTTAAAATTGATTCTTTTATTCCGCTTTGTTTTATGCCTTCTCTTGATTTTGGAGTTAAGACAAAATTTGATAAACCCCAAACTTTATGGTCCTCATCCATTCCCATATTTAAGTCATCGATTGCAACCCAATGCGTTACTTCAGGATGGTCGTGTAAATATTGTTTGATTTCAATAGATCTGGTTTGTTCCAAATCCCATTGAGGACTCCATATAAAATTAGTACCATGTATTGTACAGTCTCTAAGATCAGGTGTAAATGCAATAGGTTTCTTACAGATGCCTTTAGCTTCATAATAGTCTCCCATCTCTTCGCAGGTTGCCCAACGTTTCCAATCTGAACTTACAACAATCTCTGCGCCAGTTTCTTGGATAATTTCATTTAAGATTAGAATAGCTTTCTTATTAAAGTTATCAAACCTACAATCTACTGGAAGAGACAAAACAGATTGACTCAGTTTTCGGCCGTGTTTTTGTTGCTTTTTAAATCTGCCGCCCCATTCAGTGGCTAAGCAAATAACTCCATCATGATCTAAAAATATTACTTTCATTTTATCTGTTCGTTAAGATATAATCTGAGTTTTTGGTCTTGAATTTTACAAATTCTAAATGACCTTCTGCATCTTTTTTCTCTTCTAAGATTTCAGTTACGACTGTCGTTAACCAATAATCTTGACTTGAATAAGATCTAGCGGTAACTGATCCTACTAAGAGAGAACAGCCAACCACTGGTTTTGAATCAACAATTTCTTTAAAAGTCTTGTCTTCATTCCAAGCAATTGCCTCTACTCTTTGGCCCTGTTCCTTAAATTCTTCTCGGCCGTCTTGGTGTATTTTAATTAGAGTTGGCATATTAGTTACATTTGCATTTATTAATTGTAAGTTCGCCAATTTCGCAATCGGCCAGGTAAAGAGCGCCAGCGATTTTAATCATTTGCTCTGCGGTTAGGGTATAAGTCGGCAAGTCAAATCCAATTGTCATTGCTGGACTTGGATCAAAGCTTTCCATAATTTCACGAGCTTCGTTAATTGCCTTTTGTGTTTGTGTTTCCATCTTCTTCTATTACTAAATAATTAATACCAGATTCTGTCTTTTTAACAGTACTGACTTTTATAAGTTCATTGACCCGCTCAGGATCTATTTGAGCAAGCCAATTAATGGTCTGCTCCATGTACACTATTTTCATAGTATTATTATACTTTAATTTTACAGGCTTTGGTAAAAATATGGTTGCGAATTTGGTGGTGCAGTGTCCACAATTGAGAATCCCGTTGTTTGATAATTAGATCTTGATATTGATCCAATAACTTTTCGCAACATTTAAGATGAGCGTTAGTGGTAGAGGATTCGACTATTCGGTTAATCCACTTAGCGATTTCGATATAGTCTAATTCTTTCATACTAATTCTGTAATATACAGTACTTAACGAATAGTGCAATAAAACGAAGTGCAAGGCTTATGCCTAATAAGGTAAAGACAAAATTCCAAATGCTTGATAGTGCAAAATTCGAAAGGGCTTTAATTTTTGATCGCATAGTATAGAGATTTATTCTATATTCTACTCTACTATACAATAGGGTTTCCGTCTGAGTGACGACGTCGATAGGCTTCTTTGCCTAGATCAATTAGTTTTTCAATATGGCCTGAATTTCTAAGCGCTTTAAACGTTAGGTTCTCAACTGAGAACTCTCCTCGTGCACTTAGACCATCCTTGCGAGCTTTCATGATTTTCTCTTTAAGCCAATCAACTCTTGAGATTAGAGGCTCCTGAATTAACCCGAAATCGCCCGTAACAATCTCTTTAGCCAGCATTTCAATTTCAGTTTCTAGTGCTTCAACTCTACGACTAACGTCTTTAGGATCAATTGAAGGTGGAGTAAAGCGAGGAATTGTAATCCACTCGTCTTTTAGGAGAGAATAGAGACCGCTTGCGATGTGTGGTTCACTAATATCTTGGGCATATAGTTCAACATCATGACTTAAGATTTGGACTGGATGACGCTGATTCCACATAAATCGTTGACCGTCGAGTGCTTTTTTAACTAGTGCAGTATCTTCATTAATCTTAGTAAAATCAAATAGAACATGCACATCAAAATCTGAATACTTAGTCCAGTTATAATTAGCAAGCGAGCCAGTTAAGTGGATATCCTCAATTGGAATCTCAACTTTAAGGGCTTCATAGAAATCTTGCGCAATAACAAGTAGCCTGTTTCTTAAACCTGGATGGATTTTAGGTGCAGTATTTACATCAGTAACTCCCCAAACCCTTGGGTTAAGGCTCGGCTGATAAAATGGTTCTAGGTCTTCAAATAGTTTGATGTATCGCATAAGTAAATTATCCCATTATTAAAGTTTCTTTTGCAATTGCAATTGAATTCATTTCTAATATTCCCCACTGACCGTCTCCAATTGCAGTATAGAATATTACAAATGGCATACCTGTTTTTATTCCTTGCTGATCTGTTCCATAACCAAATTGGTTTAGATATCTACTATTTTGAGTTGAGCATGTAACAGTATTACCTTCATCAGATGGAGCAAATACTTTTCCAGATGGAACATTAAATGAAATTGAATAGGTTCTTTCTTTACCGTATGCATTTTGACGAGTCTCAGCTTCACCCATTTCAATAGTTGCAGTAAGATTAGCAACTTCAGCTGAACTTAATAGCTCACCACCTAAATATGCTTTAGCCCAATTTTGTAAAGCTGAAATTTCAATTTTTACAAAATCAGATTTACCATTTTTATCTGGTCTAAATGGAGTAATTGCACTAGATTCAATTTTATGCGTACTGGCATCTCCAAAAAAGAATTCTAATAAATTATCAGTTAGAACCGAATAGGTTTTAGAAATTTCTCCGCTAGGTCCAACTTGGCCTGGAGTTTCTGTTCCTGGTGTAGTTGTGGCTGGAATTGCTGTGCCTGCTGTTTTTACATCATATGGAGTAGCTGCAGTTGTGATTTTAACATAACGACCGCCTCTCGGTAAACCTGTTTTAAAAGTGGTTGTAATTTTACCTGATATAAAAGTAACTAATTCTGGAGTAAGTCCGCCATTTGCAGTTAGGGCTTTAACAATTGCTTCTTTCATTTTAAGTGCACGATTCTCTGCAAGAAATTCGTTACTGGGTTTAGCTCCACCATAATTATGATCTAGCTTCGTATATCCAGCTGGAACATCTAGCGTTGCAGTTGCAACGTCGGCTGCTCCTTCAATTGCAATTGATTTAAAATTGTTTTTAGCTTGAGTTGGATCTAATTTAAAATAGTCAACCAGATTTATAATAAAACCATCAAATAGAGTCTTTGCACCTTGTGCAATGGTCCAGTTTGGGGTAATAATATTATCTGGATAAGGAAAATCTGTTCCTTTAAAATCAACAGATGGGGTAATAGTAGGCGGTGTTAATTGTGGAGTAGTTGCAACTGGCGGAGTAGATTTAGGCGGTGTAATTACTGACCACTTAGTTCCGCGATTTGCAGCTGAGCCAAATGTTATTCCCATTGCGTCTTCTTTTCCGGACTTTGCACCAATTCCAATTATTCGTTTGCCTTCTCCAGCTAATCCTAATTTAGGAAATGCTCCGCTTAATTTTCCTTTCCAATCAATGAAGAGACTAGAGTCTGCCTCAAAGATACGGTTTTCATTTAACCAAGTTTGGTATCTTAAAATGTTTGACATTGTACATTAATGTTTGTTTGTAGTTATTTATCTGTTAGATCCAACCGGTTCTGGACCAGTTGAGTAGATAATAACGCATACACTCCAGTCTTTAGTTTCAATTCGGCTATAGCCGAATCTGATTTCAGTAAATTGACTAACTGCTCTGGTCATAATATCCCAGTGTTTATCACTAAGTTTAAAATAATAGATAGCCGATCGTACTGAGGCCGGCAGATTTCCATACTTTGGGGTTCCAGCCCAGCATACTTCATAGATACCCAATCCTTCATCTCCAAACTTTTCTGCTCTGCGCATTGGGGTTTTGGTTAGAGGGCACTCTTCTTCATAGTGGCCAGTCTTTTTACCAGAGATTAGGTAATTTGCGTGAAAGGCTGCAGCAGAATCAAGGTTTGATGTTCTGGTTATTTTGGTAGATGGAGCAACCAATTCACGAATTACAGTATAAACTGAATCGGTTTTTACCTGTGCTTTTGCAAGTGGACTTATTGCAAAGATTCCTATAATTAGCAACTTCTTCATATATCTAATATACAAAAAAAGCCGAGAGATTTTCCCGGCTTTTTACAATAAAGTATTTAGCTATTAGAATTTATAACATTTAGTTGAACCCCAATTACGTCGACCACTACCTAATTTAGGAAGTCTGATTTTGATTCTAGGTAAAGTAATTTCAGGCAAGTGGAATCTAAATGTGTTAATTGCAAGAGTCAATTTGTATTCTCCAACCGGTACTTCAACCATTTCTGGCGGAACAACCGAACCTTCGGGTTTTGTTTCCTCAGATGGAGTAATTGACGCCGTTGTATCATTAAATAGAATTGTAAAATCAAACTTTGCCATTTGATATTTTTTAACTTGTGCAAGTTTTTCTTCATTTGAATTACCCTTTACACTATTCCAAGCTGGTCCGCTTGTACCATCTGCATTTTGACCATCAGCTTTAATTGTAACTTTAGTATCAGTATCAATTAAAACTCCAACTGAAGATAATCCAGTTTTAAGATATGTTAAAATTGCATTTGCTCGCTCTTTAGACAAATCCATAAAAGAGATTTTTGTTCCTGCATATTTTGAAGCACCAGGTGAAGATTTTGGTGTACCATTTGGAGCGGTTGAACAACTGGATTCAATTTCAATATTTGAGCAAAATGCTTTAGGCTTACCTGAAGGCGGATTTAATAAATCAACCGTTTGTTTAATATCTTGAATTCTAGCATCAAGCTCAGATTTAAATGAATCACTTAAAATCCATTCATTAATTACAAACACATCTCCTTTAGAACCATCTTGTGAATGACTAAATGGAACAGATGTTGCATTTGGCGCAGATTGTGTACCCGGTGTAGTTACGGAAGAACCTGGTTTAGTAATTTTTTTCTTTGTTTCAATATCAGAAACAATTACAGAGGTTCTACCTTTGTCTAGAGAGCTTCGCCAAGATTCACGATTATTTGAGTTTAGATCAAGCAAAACCATTGCATACAATAAATTCTTAGTTGGGTCAGCTTTCCATTTGATAAGCTCTTCTGCAGTATTACTTTTTTGAGCCTTAGCTGTAATAATTAAATCTATTTCAATTAGGGCCTCCTTTGCCATTAACACTTGATAAATTTCGTTAGCAGATTTTCCTTCAAAATTACCATATCGACCCAACCACGGTGGAATATTTCCTTTGGTTAAAGTTCCAGTTTGCAAAACCGTGGTAACCTGGTCAAAATATTGCATTGGTCTTAAATTAGTAGATTCTGTGCGATATGTATAGCTATCTTTTTCAAACCCCTCATTAAGTTGAGTTAGGTATTGATTGGTTAGGCCTTCATTAACAAAGGATTCAAATGATTTAATTGTTGCCATTGTAAATTGTTAAATTTATTTGTAGTTATTTATCTTATACACAGAATTTGGATTAAGTCTAGTTTAGTCCTTTAAGATATGGTTTTGCCGCAACATACGTATTGTCCCTAGCAATAATCCTTGGATCTGGATAGTTCTTAATATTTTGGATTGAACTATTCCAGTTTTGAGCAAAGGTTGATA